CCACTAACAATGTTTGTTGCCTGAAAATAAATTTGCATATTACAAAATAACGTATTACATTTGTATTAAGAAATAGGTTAAACATTGAAACCTTTGTAAATTAATCTGGGAAAATCAGATGGAGGTTGAGGTTAAAACTCACTTAGAATACAGAAGCTTGGTTAGTCCAAGATAGAATATCTCTAATTTACATAAAGATACACATAGTAATATGTGATGTGTTGTTCCCTTGAGAAAGGAATGTAGGAGTAGCAAATATATAACGCTAACAACACAAATGAGTTTCTCAGCAAGTAGTTAATCAGGTGTGGGTTCAGTAATCCTCCCAATTACACATCGAAAGGAGGTAGTTAACTACGTGACCCTACTCTTACAGACCAAGAGGTATAGCTTGGATTAAATACTAAACTGTAAGAAAGAGGGTACTAAATTTATTAACATGCATTACTAGTGGTAAAGTTCCACATTCAACTAATGTATAATGAGTACTTGATCTCATAAAAAGATGCAAGGGTAATAGTAACAACCAAAAGATTACTAATTAAAAAATAAACAAAATAACATTTAAAATTATGTCACATTTACAATTAGTATCAATTTCAGAAGTAAAAACAGAAAAATCACGTATTGACAACAAAGTATCACGTCAGTATTACACAGCAACATTTGCTAATCCAGCTAATCCATTTGGTAAAACAGTATCTAGAACATTTTGGCAACAACACAACATTGAAGGTACTGAAACTACATGGAAAACAGCTAATCCAGCATTAGTTAAAACTTTCATTGGTAAATTAATACCAGGTACTATTGTATCTTCTCCAGTAGAAGAATATGATATTGTTAACCAAGGTACAGGTGAAGTTAGAACTGCATCTACTTATACTGCAATAGTATTAGAAGGTGAGAATGCTTACTCAGTATTTAAAGCTGCTGGTAAAGTTATGGTTGAAGCTGCAACTGTAGTTGCAAACAATGTTGAGCAAGCAATATTTTAATTAATTAAATCCCCTTGAAATATAGGGGATTTTTAATCTTATCTTTATGTCAAAAGTACCTGTAAATCAAATAGAAAACCTTGAATGGAAGTTTCAAGATGGTACCACTAAATCTATTAGTGAGTTATCTGATAAAGAGTTAGTGCAATTTAGAAAACTAACTGTCAAGAAGTTACAAAATTATTACAGTAAATTTGAAATGTTTAATGCTTTATTTGAAAGCTTAGATAATGAAATTAATTGCAGAGTAGTCGTAAAAGAAGACTCTTTAGTTTAAATAAATTAGTCAGATAGCACCTTACTTGTGTGATATTGTAATAATGCAGGTTTAATTCCTGCTCTGACTACTAATAGAAGTAATCTGACAGCTTGGAAAGACAGCAAATTGTCTGATGGTGTAATTGGCAACACGTCTCACTTTGACTGAGAAGAGTTTAGGTTCGAGACCTAATCAGACAACAAAGCTTATACTGCATTATAAGTTGGTTCATATAATGGTTAATTGTGGTGGTACACATAAAGGAGATGCAGCTCCTTTTTTTAATTAAATAAAATCATGGAACAAACAAATCTAATGTTAGAAATACAAAGACAAGCTAAAGAAAAATTTCCTATAGGTTCTACTTTTAATAATACAGAGGGAAATAGGTATGTTTTATCAGAAGATAATGTAACTTATACAATACATGGTAAAAGCATTTGGGCACATAATGGTGCAGGTTGTTTATACAGTAATGGTAAATGGGCATATTTAGTAGACCCTAATTACAAAGCATTACAAAATAAAGCTTGGGAAGTATTTAAAGATGTTAAAAAAGGTGATAAATACATTTCTACTAGAGGTAATGAATTTACAGCTACTAAAACCCCATTTAAATCAGAAGGATCTAGAGAAGAAAGTTGTTATATAGAATGTGGATCGGGTTTTCTTTGGGAAATTAAAGATAGTAAAGAATTGTATGGTACATTATTACCTAAAGAAGAAGAAAAATGGATTCCTAAAGTAGGAGATTGGGTTGTATCTTTAGTAGATAAAGGTGACTACCGTAAAAAAGGTGATGTATTTCAAGTTTTAGATGTAATGGGTGCTACTATATACTATAAAGAAGATGTAAATGGAACTATTGATACATTTAAACCTGCTGAACCACATGAAATACCTATACCACTTACAACTGGAACTGTAACATATACAAATACAAATATAAATTTAAGTATACCTAAACATTTACTAGAATATAAAGAACCTAAAGTAAAACCTAAATCTAATTCAGAAGAAATAAAAATTCAAGTTAAAAAATCAAAAACAATTAAAATTTAATATTATGTCAAAAACAAGTTTATTAAGCCAGATTATCGAAAAAGGAATGGATGCAATTAAGAAACCATTCGTAGAAAAAAGAGTAGTACGTGCATTTGAATCAGCTAAAGATTCAATTGAAGAGCAACTAATGGACAAAGAAGCAGCATTAAACAATGCTAGAGAAGCATTAGTAAATGCAGCTAAACGTGAAGAGAATTTAAGAGATTACATTAACGAATTAATTGAAATACGTGGGTATATCAATGATTTGATCAATGCACAAGTAGCATTAGCTGAAGAAAAGCAAGAATTACTTTAATTATTTATAACCCTATCTATTAATTTAGATAGGGTTTTATTTTAAAACTATGAATTGGATAAATATCAAAGATAAATTACCTAAAAACAAAGAAATTGTTCTTGTTTGGTCAAAATATGATAATACCTGGTTTGAAAGTTATTTTTTAAACGGTAATTTTTCTTTTGCAGATGATAGAATAAATAGATATTTTACAATTAAAGAAATTTCACATTGGATGATTCCAATTAAACCAGAATAAATGATACTAGGAGATAAAAAAATAAAAGAAAAAATAACAAATGGTAATATTATTATTAGCCCATTTAATGAGAAATACTTAAACCCTAATAGTGTTGATCTAACATTAAATAAAATAGGTAAAGTATATGATTGTAACACCCTAGATGTTAAAAAAGATAATCCAACTTATGAATTTGTTATACATGAAAGAGGATTTACACTTAGACCAGGAATAGTATATTTATATGCTTGTAATGAGAAAATAGGTGTTAAAGGTAATTTATGTGCTAAAGTAGAAGGTAAATCTTCATTAGGTAGATTAGGACTGTTTGTACACGTTACAGCTGGATGGATTGACAGTGGTTTTGAAGGTAGTTTAGTATTAGAATTAGTTGCTACTCAACCAATAGTCATATATCCTAATATGAAAATATGTCAAATAGCATTTTATGAAACTACAGAAATAGAAACAGGTTACGACAAGAAAGAAGGTTCTAAGTATATGAATCAAGAAGGTGTTGTAGCTAGTAAAATGCATAAAAACTTTTAATTATGAATTTAATAGAAATATTTAGTATCATTTTGATACATTGGATAGCCGACTTTGTACTACAAACAGACAAACAAGCAAAAGGTAAAAGTAAAAACTGGAATGATTTATTAGAACATACTATAATATATAGTTTTTGTTGGATTATACCAATGGGTATTTTATTAGGAGAAAATCCTCCAAAAGCAGGAATTTTTATATTAATAACATTTATAACTCATACAATTACAGATTATTTTACAAGTAGATTAAATACTAAATTGTGGGAACAAGGTAAAGTACATAACTTTTTTGTATCAGTAGGATTTGATCAAGTATTACATTATATACAATTATTTTTAACTTATTATTATTTAAAAAATGCATAAAAATTTTTAATTATGATAGAATATTTATTAGCTTATTTATTGATTTTACTTTCAATTGTATCTACAGTAGTAGTTCTTCAACTATTTTTTATATGTTACATAGAAATAAAAGATTATTTTAAAACCCCTTAATTATGATTAGCCAAACAAGTGATAGAACATTATACCAAAAAGACGGTATTGAGAAATGGATTAAAGCAGGAGCTAGAGGTTATTTTGAGTGGTGTACTGGTTCAGGTAAAAGTTATTTAGCTTGTTTAGCAATTAAATTAGCAAATGAAAGACATCCTGACAAAGAAATAAACGTTGTTGTACCTACTACAGTATTACAAGAAGCTTGGACTGATGATAAAAAAGGCCATATAAAACTACATGGTCTTAAAAATGTAAATGTATTTGTAATTAATACTTATGTTAAAGAAACACATGATTGTGCTTTACTAATTATTGATGAGGTACATACAGCTACTGGTGCCAAGAGTAAACATTTTAATACCGTAATAGATAAAACTAAGTTTAATTGGATATTGTGTCTATCTGCTACTCTTGAAAAAGAGCATAAAGAGTTTTTACATAAACGTAATGTTAAGTGTATTAGTACTTTAACAGCTGATGATGCAGTTAAAAATGGTTGGTTAAGTCCATACAAAGTATTATGTGTACCTATTGAATTAGATGATGATGATAAAGAAAAGTATGATAAGATGCACAAAGAGTTTAATAAACACTTTGCTACATTTAATTTTGACTTTGAATTTGCTATGAAATGTATAATTAATAAAGATGCTAGACAAGAATTAGCTACTAAACTTGGTTGGACATTACAAAGAGTAGATGCATCAGTGTTTAATTGGAATCGTAATATGAGATTAAGAAAAGAATTTCTGTATCATATTGATTCTAAGATAAATGCTGCTATTGAAATTACTAATGTCTTAGGTATGCAAACTATATTGTTTGGTCAATCTATTGCTGGTGCTGATAAAATTAATGTAGCATTAGGTGACAAATGTGTAGAATACCATTCTAAGATTACGGCTAAAACTTTAAAAGAAAATCTTAAAAGACTTAGAGATGGTAGAACTAAAGTAGATTATATATCATCAGCTAAAGGTTTGGAAGCAGGTTTTGATTTACCAAATCTACAACTAGGTATTACTTGGTCACGTACTTCTAAAGCTTTAAGAGCCACTCAAACATTAGGTAGGATACTTAGGAAGGTTGAAGGTAAAACAGCTTATTTTATTGAGCTATATGTACCAGAAACACAAGATGAAAGATGGTTACAATCATCACTTAAAGGTCAAAAGAATGTATTATGGCTTAATTCAATAAACCAAGTGTATCAAATAATTGATGCCGATAAACACAAATTAATATGAACAAAGAATTTATACCTTACGAACAAGCATTAGCTTTAAAAGAATTAGGGTTTGATGAAGAAGGTTTAGGAACATATAGTGTAAGTGGGCAAGTCTTACCATTAAAGCCTTATACAACAGAAAGTAAAGCAATATTATTCTCACAAGCCTTTAGATGGTTTAGAGAGAAGCACGGGTTAGATAATGCAGTCTTAAAAGATAGGTTTGTTATTGAAACAGAAGATATGTTACCTTATTGGTTTTATGGTTTTAAAACCTACGAAGAAGCAGAACTTACTTGTCTAATTAAATTAATTGAAATAGTAAAACAAAAATGATAGAGATACAAGAATGGAATAAGTGGTTACTTGACAATAAACAAATAGACTTATCAGCAGAATATGACGAGTATTTAATAGAGTTAAAAGCAAATGTAAAAACTTTAGATGATGTACTTGATTATCTATGTATATTAACTGATACTACTAAATTCCAATTACGTACTGATTTTGGTAAGAATAAAAGAGGTGGTAGTAACAAAATACCTAGAACTAGAGGTTATTTAGTTAAAGCAGTTCTAACTGTAGACATAGAAGAATTTAATTCTAAGAATGTGTACAAGAAACTATTTAATATTATCAAAGACCATTCAACAGCATTACATTTTAAAAGTTATACTGAGTTTTTTGGTAAAGAGTTAGAAATCTATACCAGATTACAAGAATATATTAAAAATCATACTATACAATGGGAACCTTAAATGATATAATAACAATTGTAGCAATAGCCATAAAGAAAGGAGAATCTTTAGAACCTCTAATAGAAAAATATGGTAATGAAATGATTGCTGATGCTTTAGTATTTATTGAATATAATCAAAGAGAACAAATAGAAATAGAAGAAGATTATGAACATTTGTAACAAATGCCAAGATCCTACTTGGTGTAACGTACAGCAATGCTGTGCTATAGAGGAAGAAATTGACATAGATAGACTTGAAGACGAAAGACAATCTGAAGCTTACTATCAGTTAATGTCCAAAGATCCAGAAGATTAATTATAATCAGTTAAAAACTCTACAGTAACTGTTTTTACAGATTACTAAATAAAAATGATATGGGAATATTAGATGACACAGATGCTTATGTAGAGTTTTTAACTAAAAACAGATTGTCAACAAATCAATTTTTACTGTTGTATTTATTATACACTGAACAAATGTTTAAAATTAATAAAAAACTAAAGTTCAAAAGTATAGGTAATATATACAAGTGGAGTAATGAAGGTACCGGTTGGTCAGAGAATGAAATAGATGATTTAATTTCCAAGGATTATGTGTTTGGTATCAAATCTAAGCAACTAAATGGAGTAGTAAATTATTCCATTGATCAGCTGATACTTACACAAAAGTTCTCGGATTTAATGTTTATAAATGGTAACTTTGCACTAGATGAGATACTAGAGATTTACCCAGATACTATCAGTGTTAACGGTAGTATTTATTTTACAAAGAATGGGGATTTAGATAAAATTGCAGTAGATTATTGCAAATTAATCAAAAACAGCATACATAAACACGAAGAAATGAAAGGTATATTAGAATATGCCAAGGAGAAAGGTTTGTGTAATACCCATATTAGTAAGTTTCTAACCAAAGGTACTATAGATAGTATTAAGAAAATGATGGAGGAAAGCTATGACACAGGAAACGATGTTTAAAGAACTGGTTGATAAACTAAAACTAAATAAGAAACTAAAAGATGAGGGTAAAATTACCTCAGTATTGTTTCCATTTAATAGATTATCTAAGTTATTTCCAGGATGGACTAAATCTAGTTACAGCATTATAACTGCTTCATCAGGTATCGGTAAAACAAAATTAGCAAAGTTTCTATCAGTAACATCTGTCTATGAGTTTGTTAAAAATAAACCAGAAATAGAAAGTAAGATATTCTATTTTGCTCTAGAAGAAACCTCAGAAAGTTTCTGGTTAGGTATCATATCTACTTTACTGTTTGAAAAGTATCAAATATCTTTATCTCCAAATCAATTAAAATCATTAGGTGAATTCTATTTAACAGATGATGTTCTGCAGAAAGTAGAAGATTGCCAAGAGTTAATTGAAGACATGCAGAATTATATTGAAGTAGTAGACTATATATTTAATCCTTATGGGATTTACAAATATGTAGCTGATTACTTTAATAATCCTGCTGTAGGACATGAAGAGTTTGATGTAGCTCATGCAGAAAAGGTATCCAAAAGATATGTATACACTAATCCAAACCTGTGGGTATTTGTAATTACAGACCATATTAGTTTACTTACTCCAGAAAAAGGTGAATCACTTCACGAAGCAATGGGTAGGTTTAGTAAGCACTTTTGTTTAAAAGGTTTTACTAAAAAGTATGGTTGTGTAACTATTAATATTCAACAGCAAGAAGCATCTAAAGAAAAAGCAGAGTATTACCAGGGTATTTCTATAGAAGAAAAGCTAGAGCCATCACTAGATGGTTTAGCTAATAACAAAGAAACCCAACGTGATGCTGACTTAGTCTTAGGATTATTTGCACCAGAAAGATATGGTATTAAAAGACACAGAGGCTATGATATAAGTAAGTTAAAGAATAAATATCGTAGTATTAAGTTCTTAAAGGATAGGAATAATGGTTTAATTAATTTCTATATCGGTACCTACTTTAACGGTGCAACTAATTACTTTGAGGAATTACCACCGGCAGTTGACATGACGGAACAAGATTATAATAAATATATAAATTAAATGGCACAAGAAATATTAATTATTGGCCAATCAGGTACCGGTAAGAGTACCTCATTGACAGAACTAGACAGTGAAAGTACTGCTATCATTAATCCAGCTAAAAAAGCTTTACCTTTTAAAGGTTACAAAGGCAAATACAAAGAATGGAATAAAGAGAACCCTACTGGTAATTTGTTTAATGTAGATAATGCAGCACAAATTATACAAGTGTTGGATTATATTGACACTAAAAGACCTGAGATAAGAAACGTAATTATTGACGATGCTAATTATATTATGGCATTTGAATATATCAAACGTGCTAAAGAAACAGGTTTTCAGAAGTTTACTGATATAGGTGTTAATTACTCTAACATCATAACTAAAGGTTGTGGTCTTAGAGAAAACATTAATTTTATTGTTATGATGCACCCAGAAGTAGACACTGATGCATTGGGTAATAAGATTATTAAAGCAAAATCAGTAGGTAAGCTAGTAGATCAATACCTAAATATAGAAGGTATGTTTAGTATTGTGCTTTACACCAAGGTTATCAAACTAGAGAAAGGGTTAGACTATGTATTTATTACCCAAAATGATGGTAGTAATACAGGTAAATCTCCAAGAGGAATGTTTGATACATTAGAAATAAAAAATGATTTATCATTTGTAATTAAGAAAATAGAAGAATATAATAACTAAAAATATGACACAAGTAAAGATTAACAAGACAGATTTTATTGCAGACGTAAATGCAGAATTGACTAGAACTGAATTAAAAGCTAAGTACGGAGTACCAGTTTCAGTAATTAATGATTGGGCTAAAGCTTTAGAGTTAACTATTAAGATTAAGAAAGCTCCTAAGTATGTATTAGTTGATGAAGATACAGTAGAAAACATAGTAGTTGAAATTGAAGAGTGCCCAGCACCAGAAATAGAAGAAACAGTATTTGAAACAGGATTTTAATAAACAATTTAAATAAATAAGAATATGTACGGAACATCAGAAAAAATCGAATTAAGAGAAAGTAACAACTTTAACCCAGGTATTAACCAAAATGTAACTGTTAGTGCTCAATTTAGAAGCCCTAGAAAAGACAATAGTGGTGATGCAGTATTATGTATTGATATTGAAGGTCCTACTGGCCAGAAACTTACAGTTACAGAATGGGCACAAGATACAGAAGATAAAATGAAGAACCAATTAGTTCGTCTACGTAGATGGGTTAAGGAAGTAACAGGAACAGATACGTTTCCAACTCAATTTACTTCTTATGAAGATATGGCTAATAAATTTGCTGATATTGTAAACCAAAAAGATACCTTATTGGAAATCAAATTAGTTTACGGTAGCAAAGGTTATTTAGAAATGCCTAAGTATGATGGTTGTGTTAGAGCTATGAGTAATTCTACTCGTTTAGTATTATCATCTAGTGAAGCAGCTAAAACAACTAAGCCTACAGCTAATCCAACTGATAGCACTGTTCTTGATATGGGAACAGCAACTGACGAACTTCCTTTCTAAAATGGTAGTAAGAAATAACACTTTTTAATTACCATTTTAATCTAAACAATTATGTACGGAAGCCCAAATATTAAACCACTTGAGATGACCTTTGACTGGTTATTTGATAAGATAAACCAAGAAGATGTTTATCTCAAGTATTTTGGGTTTTGTCAACTCAACAAGAAGTTTTGTAATCCATTAAGGAACGATACCAAAGCTGATTGTTGGTTTTACTGGAATGGAGGTATATTATATTTCCATGATCCAGCTTGGAAACAAACATATACATGTATTAATATAGTAATGAACAATGAAAATTGCAATTATTACAAAGCATTAAATACAGTATATGATTTGTTTTTTAATAATCATACAATTAGTAACTATGTTGTTATTAGACCTAAAGAAGAACATAAACCTAAAGATATAAAAGTAACTATTCAACCATTTAGTAGAGTAGATATAGAATATTTAAAAGGTTATGGGATTACAGGAGAATTTTGTAAAAAAGCAAAATGGTTTTCAATAAAACATTATTGGATAAATGATGTGATGTTGTATACGTATAGTGATTATAATCCTTGCATTGGTTATTACTTCAAAGGTAGGTGGAAACTGTACTTTTATAAGAATAGAGAATGGAGATTTTTAAGTAATACTAATAAACTAGATGTTCAAGGTTACGACATGTTACCAGAATCAGGTGATTTATTAGTTATTACTAAGTCTTTTAAAGATGTAGGTACATTATATGAACAAGGTATATGTGCTGTAGCACCTCAAGCAGAGAGTATATTACTTTCGGAAGAAGTTATTATTGATTTAAAACTTAGGTTTAAGAATATATATACTCTTATGGATTACGATAATACCGGAATACATTTAGCTTGGAAAATGAGGAAGCTGCATAACATAAAACCATTCTTTTTTACAGATAAACTCTGGAATAGAAAGAAAGGATATTTAGGTGCCAAAGACATAAGTGACTATCGGAACTTATATGGATTTCAAGAAACAAAACAATTAATAGAGCAGCTTTTATAGCTGCTCTTTTTATTTAAACACTATGCAACAAAACTTAATACTAGATATAAACAAGTTAACCAAGAAGATATTAATCAATGATATATTCTATGGTTTGTTTTTATCTACAATAGAAAAGAAAGAAAACAAAGAGATTCCACTAGCTGCAGTAAGTGTAAACAAATCTACTATGGATTTTGCTTTACTAATTAATCCAGATGAGTGGTTTAAACATGCAGAAGAAATAAGGTATGGTGTGTTATTACATGAAGCACAACATTTATGTCAATTCCATTTAATTACTATGGATGCATATCCTAATAGTAAAATGGATAATGTAGCATGTGACTTAGATATTAACCAAAGAATAGGTAAAGCTAATTTACCATCATGGGGAATATTCCTAGAAGACTTTCAAGAAAAACACCCTAACTTAAATTGGAAAGCACATGCAGGTAGACATCATTATTATAATGAGCTAAGTAAACTATCTGAAGAAGAACAAGAAAAGATGGGTATTGATGAAAAATCTCAACATGTTTGGGTAATAGTTGATGGTGATGGTAACAAGGTAGACAACTTAACAGATAGTGAGAAAGAAGCTTTAAAAGTACAAATTGAGCATACTATAGAAAGTATAGCTGAAGAGATTAAAAAGTCTCAAGGTCATATACCAGTAGAAATTGATCAATTAATATCAGGATTTGTTAAACCTAAACCAGCATTTAACTATAGTAAGTATATAAGAAACTTTGTAGGTAATTCAACTAAGTTTTTTATTAAGTCTACTAAGATTAAAGAGAATCAAAGATTTCCAGGCCAACCAAAAATAGTATTAAAGCCTCTAAACAAGATGTTAATACTAGTAGATGAGTCAGGATCCGTATCAGAAAATGAGTTATATGATTTCTTAAACGAGATATATCATTTACAAAAGAAAACTGATATTGAGATTAGAGCTTTTGACACCGGAGTATCTGGAATTGTTAAATACAAAGGTAATAATGAGTTTCCAAGAACCTATTGTGGGGGAACATCATTCACGGCAGCAGTAAATTATTTTAATGAATCCAAGTATCAATCATGTATAATATTTACAGATGGTCATGCAGAAGTTCCACCTAAATGTAGTAAAAGATTACTATGGGTGATTAGTTCTAACGGCACTGAACAGAGTATACAAGATCATGCACAATGGATTAAAATTCCAACAAACAATTAAAAAATATTAAACAATGGCAAAGAAAACAACAACATATAAACCAAACGAAACCTACAAAGTATTAGTAGATGTGGTTAAAGCTAATGATGAGATTATGAAAAATGGAGGTATTCCAATTAGTGTAAGCTTAATCGGTGAGAGAGGTATAGGTAAAACTACTATATGTAGAGATTTAGCTACTGATCTAGGTAGAGATTTATACAAATTAAATTTAGCTCAGTTAACAGAACCATCAGAATTAATAGGTTATTACAGTAAAGAATACCAAGTAATAAATGCTAAAAGTGAAGTAAGATGGATTACTGAAAACTTATTACCTAAAGCAGCAGAGAATGGTTTTAGATATACTAACAAAACTAGAACTGTACCATGTCCTCCAGATTGGGTAACTAATTTACAAGAAAATGGTATTTTATTACTAGATGATTATAGCCGTTCAAATAGTTTGTTTAGTCAAGCTGTAATGGAATTGGTTAACGAGGGTACCATGATTGGTTGGGATTTAAAAGAAAAGAAAGTTCAAATCTTTCTAAGTGAAAATCCTGATAACGGTGAGTACAATGTATCTAGTCAAGATAATGCTCAAACAGATCGTATGGCTAAAATTAATATGGTATGGGATGCTAAAGATTGGGCAGAAAGAGCAGAAAAAGTTGGTTTAGATGAGAGGTTAATAAACTTTGTATTATGGGCACCAGAATTATTAGAGAATAAAAAATCTGAAGGTATTAGTGCTAGTAATAACATATCTCCTCGTATGATGGATAAGTTTTTTAGCTTAACATCTACTATTGATGAGTTTGAGAAGCATCTTGATAAGATTTCTATGTTTGGTGATATTACCGTAGGTAGTAACATTACAAGTCAGCTAATCAATTTTGTAAACAAAAAGTTAGATAAGCTTCCTTCAATAGAAAAACTGATAAAAGAATATGATTTACCAACAGCTAAAGCTCAACTAACCGGTGCATGTGGTGATTCTGAACAAGATTCAGTTAACTGGAAAGGTGCTACTGCTGCTATATTATGTACAAGGATGTATAACTATATTAGGTTTAATGCTAAAGGTTTATCTAAGGATAACATTAAGCAGTATTTAGAATTAGTGTTGCACCCATCTTTTTCAGTAGATCAAAAGTTCTTAATGGTTAAACAAACAATTTCTTGTGGTAATAACTTTACAGGGTTATTAGCTTCGGATCCGAGATTTATTAAATACATGACAGCATAATGAGACTAATTATAACAACTAACGGTGCTAAATACGTTGATCAAGCATTTAAAGATTATTTATCTACAATTTGGTCTACGTTTAACAAAACAATTCCAAATGATAAGAATATATTCTTTTTAAAGAATACTACAATACCTAAAATAATAAGTGATTACTCTGGAACTAACATCTCCAGGGTAATTAAAAAAGAAAAGGCTAATTATTGTATTATTAAAAAGTTTGATATTAATCTTTATCCTATATTCTATGATTCAGTTAATAACTGTATGACTGAAGTAGACACAGGAGATGTAATGTATTCTACTAATAATTTATATCCAGAAGATTATCAAACTTTAGAGCAAATATTAGACTTTTTTAGTAGAGGTCAAGTTGTAGAATATGTAAATCAAGATTCACTTAACGATAGTTTAAATAATGGTTTTATAATAGATAAAGAAAACTATACTACTATTAAAAGTTTAATGGATTCAGGTGCTCCTGATAATTTACAAATTGCAGCTTCTATGCTTATAAACTCAGATTTAGATAAAAATTTAGATTGGATTTTATATATTTATCATAAAGAAGGTAATAAATTACTTTTTTATGATACTAAAAACATTATAAAAAACTATTATTCTTCTAAAAATATTAATTTACATAATTTATTAAATGCTAATTTAGATGCTATCATAAATATAGTTACAGTTCAAGATGTATTAGATTGTATTGTACAGAAAATGAGAGCTGATTTTTCTAAGCATATTAACGTTAATTATTTTAGTTCTTATTTTGGCACAGAAAAGTTTGTATTAACTGATTTTCACATTAAATTAAAATAACATGGATTTTTATCAAGAAAGATTAGATTTAGGATTAGTAAAACCTAAAGACAATGATCATCGTCCTCATAGAAACTATACCTATTATTCATATCCGGATTTAAAACAATTTCTAATTAATATACCTAAATATGATTTACCTATAACAAAAACAGAAACTGTTTATGTTGAGACTAAATCAATATCTCAAACTAAATTAAGAGAAGCTGGGTTTAAAATTACTAGATCTAAAGATAATGCTACTTTTATTATAGTAGATAATTTTTTAAGTTTTAAAGAAGACATGATTGATTTAGGTTGGAATTTACGTGAAGAATCATTTAGATTTAACGATAGAATAAGAGCTGAAGACTTTATAGACAACCGTATTGTAGATTTTTTAAAAGATTATAAATATTTACAAGTAAAAGATATTTATAGTTCTTTGTATAAATATGAAGTTACGTTTGATTTGTATAGTAACATAATGCAATTACTTAAATCTAATGAAGTTAGTAATGTAACAATGGCTATGGAGTTTATGTCTAATGCTAACTGGGAAGATGATAAAGTATACCTAATGGATATATTTACAAATCATGCAGAAACAATTTGGCATAACCCATATAGAAATTCTATTAGTTTTAAAGGGTTTACTGAGTCATTAGGATTTAGCTTTAGATCTGTTAATTTAATAGATTCAAACGGTTACAGATCGTATTGTAGCAAAGAAGAACATCATCAATTTGTTTACAATAAGTTTGAAGAGAAGTTTAAAGAAAAATTTAAAGAACTTGTAACTAAATTTAAAATTAAAGTAAATGAGTTTACATATGGTATAGATTATAACACAATAGAAGAAGGAGAAGAATGTTAGACAAAAAATTATTTAAAGCAATAAAAGTTATTACAATACCAGAATATATTTACCAAGTACAAACATCAAAGTCTAGATTAACTAAGTATTTTCATTCTAAAACAGGAAGAGGTAAAGTTAAAAAAGAAATTTTAGACATCCCTAAAAAGTATAAAGCAATAGGTTATGATTTAGAGGGCTATGTTATAACAGCAGAAAACCAAAGAATTATAGCTAATCCTTTAGCTGCAGGTACATCTAAATATGTTCCTATCAATGGCCAAATATTTTATAGTCAAAATGGTGGACAATTTACCAGGGTTAAAATAGTAAATGCTTTGCATGAATTTTACAAAGAAGCATTAGAAGGAATACAACCCTTTGTAAGTCAGGATTATCCTATTGTTATGGTGGTTAATTGGTTTTGCCCATACAGCCATAAGACATTAGATAATACTAATTTTGCAGCCGTTTATATTAAGACCTTTGAGGATGTACTTACAAATATGGGTATTATTAAAGATGACGAAGTAAAATATGTTACTGGATCATTTCCAATTTATACTCCTGTAGAGACTTTTGAAGAAAGAAAGATAGTATTTACTTTCTATCAAGATCTTAGAGCAGAAGTTCAACAATTTAAACTAAAACTATAATGAAAACAGCACAATTTGACAAAGTAGTAGAACACAGATTAGCTGAATGTAAAAGAATACTTATTGAAAAAGCAAAAGAATATGCTAAAGGTGATGACGATAGGATGCACAATTTTAATATGGCAGCCCAAATTACTGGTGAGTGTAGAGAAAAAGCTTTATTTGGTTTCTTTTTAAAACATTTAGTATCTGTAATAGATATAGTAACTGAGATGAATAAAAACTCTGAGTTTGTACCTTCTAAATCTTTAACAGAAGAAAAGATAGGTGATGCTGTAAACTATTTATTATTGTTAGAAGCATCTATTGAAGATAAACGTAACAGTAAATTACCTTTTTAATTATGATATTAACTAGAGAAAACATAGCCGGCTATCTACTAACATTACAGTTAGTAGAGGCTGGTCATCATATTACTTATGATGAAATTAGAGAAATGTATAGTGCTAAAGAGTTTTTAGAAGATTGGAAATTTTATGAAGAGTATACTATGACTTATGATCAAAACATAAGTTGGTTTAAAAAAGCTTCTAAAATACTTCAAAATACATTTTATTGGCACCCTAAAGAATGTGATAAACATGCAGGTTGGATAGATTTAGTATCAGGTTTAAAAATTGAAGGGTAATATGAGCAATAAAGAACAAACTAGCATCGAGTATTTAATTAAAGAGTTTAGTGAAATACTTGGACCAATTGAAACAAAACCAATGCAAGATTTATTATTAATGGATGCGATGAAAAAGGCCAAGGCAATGCATAAGGAAGAGATAGAAAATGCTTGGAGAAGTTTTGATGGTAAAACATTTGAACAATATTACAACGAAACATACGGTAACAACACTCCTTAGAAAAAGTGGCATAATTGCCATTTACTCGTAGGAAAAAATGTATTAATTAAAAAAATATGAAAGAATGGTTTAAAGATGTAGGTATAATACTAGCTGTATTTTGCCTAGGAGTATTTGCTGGAACTAAACTACAGTTAGTAGATAATCCACAAATAACAGAATTACTAAAAGCTAAGAATATTGAGTATTGTTTAAAAGATACCCTTGATATTGAGTGCATTAAAAATTATCTTACTAAACATAAAATAAAATTTAGTAGAATTGCAGTAGCCCAAATTAAATTAGAATCTGATTATTTAAAGCATCGTAGAGCTAAAAATGACAGAAACGTAACAGGTATGAGAGTTGCAGCACAAAGATTTACTTTTGCATCAAATTCACATGATTACGGAGCATTTGCTCAATACGAAACTTTAGAAGATTGTATTATGGATTACAAGGCTTTTCAAATACAAAATGCATTTTTTATTACTACAGAAGAACAATACTTAGATATGCTTGGAAAAGTTTATTGTAAAGATCCCAAATATGTAGAACAAGTTAAAAGATTAATAGAATGAAAAGAATAGTAATATTAAATTTTAGTAGTGCAGAAGTTATAATTAGAAACTTTCCTGATGAAATAGAAAATTCTGAGGAATGGTTTGATAGTAAGTATAACGACGAAGATTTAAGGCCAGCAGACTGTCAATGGATGGTTGTAGATGAATTAGTAATTAATAGTAAATGATATATTTTATTAGCAAGAATAAACAGTTATTTCAAAATCCAAACATTAATGATTGTGAAATAGAAAAACTGGTTGATTGGCTAAAAGTAAACACTGTTATAGGATTTGACACGGAAACTACTGGGTTTAGTATAATAGAAAGTGATCTATTATGCTATCAAATAGGTAACTATGAAACCCAATTTGTAGTAGATTCTAAGTCTTATCCTGTAACAATGTTTAAAGACCAATTTGAAGACAAAGAGAAATTATGGTTACTTCAGAATTTTAAGTTTGACGGTAGGTTTTTACTTAAACACGGTATCGATATTTGGAAACTTAATGTATATGATACATTCTTAGCTGAGTGTATTTTGACTACAGGTATTGAAAGTAGAGATGTAAGCCTAGAAGGTCTTGCAATGAAGTATTGTAATGTTAAACTAGACAAAACTGTAAGAGGAGAAATCAATAGAATAGGTTTATCTTCTAGAGTTATTAAATATGCAGCTGAAGATGTAATGTATCTTGAGGATATAATGAATCAACAGCTTGCAAAAATTGAAGAATTAGAACTACAAAATGTACTTAAACTAGAAAATGAAGTTATTAAGGTATTTACTTTAATGGAGTACCATGGTGTAAAACTTAATGTTGATAAATGGAAAGAAGTAATAAAAACTGTAGATATTGAAGCTGATAAACTAGAAAAGATACTAGATAACATAATACTTACAGATAATAAATTTATACCATTTAGACCTAAGTATACACAAATGGCGTTGTTTGGAGATAATGAAGCTTTAAACATTAACTGGTCAAGTAACCAACAAAAGCTATCTATTTGTAAAACTATTGAACCTACATTAGAAAGTGTTGGTGATAGAGAATTACAGAGAATAAAATACAAACATGGTATTATTAAAGAGCTTATATCTTATAACAAGTTTAAAAAACTACAATCATCATTTGGTAAGAAGTTTTTAGATTTTGTAGACAAAGATGGTAGGATTAGAGCTAACATATGGCCTATATTATCTACAGGTAGAATATCAGTTAGTGAACCAAATCTTAATCAAATTCCTTCTAAAGGTGAATTGGGTAAGATAATACGTAGTTGTTTTATACCAGAAAAAGGTTATAAGATAGTAGGTGGTGATTTTAGTGGTATGGAATTGAGGATAATTGCTGAGTTTAGTAAAGATGAAGTTTGGTTAAATGCATTTAAAGAAGGTAAAGATTTACATAGTGTATTGTGTGCAATGACATTTGATATACCAGAATCTGATGCTAAGAAAGAAACACCATTTAAGAAAGGTGTAACTTATAGAGATGTACAAAAGACGATCAACTTTGGATTAGCTTATGGTATGTCAGAGTTTAAATTAGCAGATACTATGGAAATCAGTGTATCTGATGCTAAAGCTATTATTACTAAATTCTTTAAAGCAGTACCTAAAGTAGAAAAGTTTTTAACTGGATTAGGTGAGTTGGGTAAGAAGAGAGGGTTTATTAGAACTTCGGCACCATACAGACGTATCAGATGGTTTGAGCAATGGCAACATGCTGTAGAAACTGAAAACTTTGGTGTTATGGGATCTATTGAAAGAGCAAGTAAAAACACACCGATACAAGGTTCTAACGGTGACATTATTAAACAAGCATTAATAGATGTACAACAAGAAATTTATGATAACAATTGGGATGTAAAGATTATTTTAGCAGTTTATGACGAGATACAAACTGAGACTAGAGCAGACCAAGCAGAAGCTTGGAAAGTTAAATTAGATGAGTTAATGGTAAAAGCAGCTAAAAAAGTATTATTAGAAGTACCTGTTGTTGTTGATTGTAGTATACACGACCATTGGCAAAAATAATGAAAGAAGAAGATTTAAAAGTAGGAATGATTGTAGCATGTTATGGTCCTGATTATAATGTAAAAATACTTAAAATTGAAAATGGTAAAATATATTATAATTTTGGACCAAACGATGAAATTGAAGAAGATACAATAGAAGATTTTCTAGAAATTATGGTTCCTACTCAAGACACAGATGCAATAAAAGCTTTTGGATTTAAAGGAGGTTATCGTTATATTGATTTACCTAAGTGAAAATTTAAATGACAGATACAATACATTCCATAGGAAATACATATGATGCTTTTACGGAAGCATACAACAAGGCTGTTGAAGAAGGTAAACATGACTTCTTCTTCAACGGTCATCAATTTTTAACAAGTTATGCAAAGAAATTAATTGGATTACATGGGTAAAATAGCAGTTATAGACGTTGACCATATCTTTTACCTCAGTTTGACTGGGGAAAAGTTATTAGATGAAAACGGAGAACCTATTAAAGTAGATGGTAAGTTTACTTATAGAGATAGAACATTTGAAGAAAGTTGTTATATAGCAGATATTTACATTATTAATATACTAGAAATAACTAATGCAACACATTATATAGGATTTTTCGGTGGATCATCTAAAGCAAGAAAAGAAATATACCCTGAGTATAAAGCTAATCGTAAAGATGTAGAACCACTAAAGAATTTATATGAAATGAAAATGCATTTAGTTGACAGATGGTCATTTAATTGGTTATCAGGTTATCAACATGAAACAGATGATTATGTAGCTAGTTTTGTTAAACAAACACCGGATACTTTTATAGTTAGTCCAGATAAAGATTTATTAAACTTAGAAGGTAGCCATTACAATCCTAAAAAGAATGAATGGGTATTTATAGACCCCTTTGCTGCTGAAAAGTATTTCTTTGGTAGTATGATTATTGGTGATACCAGTGACAATATACCTGGATTAAAAGGTAAAGGTGAAGCATTTGTAAATAAAGTATTTACAGAACCTAAAGATTTTGCTGAAAAAGTATTAAGTTGTTATATTGATTATTATAAAGATACTGATATAGCAATTGAAAAATATTATGAAGCATATAAATCATTAAAATTAGTAAATGATTTAGATATTACTACCTTTGCAATTATTAACATAAACAATGATACTACCAAGTGATTATAGTAAATGTACAGGAAGCACCTCAAAAGGTGTTTCTTGCCACATGAAACAAAACTGTAAGAGATATTTATCTTACACGTTAGATGATGATGCTTATGTATTGGTAATAACTGCACCAGATTGTATTGAATTTACACCTTTAGAATGCCCACTTAAAATAACAGCAAGTAATGAATCCAAATAAAAAAATAAGAAAAATCAGATTTAGATTTGAGCCACCTATAGTTAAAGAATTTGCACGTTATAATATAAACTTTAATTTTATAGATTTAAAATTCTTTTTAAATAGAGGATTTTACATGCAAGAAGATTGGACTATGTATCATTTATATTTTGAACTATTAAACTTTAGTATTAGTATTGATTATGAGATTTAATGTAAAATTTACAATTGAAAAGGATGGGGAAACTCAATCTAAATTTGAAGTGCTAGAGTCAAATATTAGGTACGATAAAATAAATACTAAAAGTCTTTTATCTAAAAAATACCCTGACTATAAAATTACAATTTTAAAAATATCTCAGTCTGTGACAGCGTCATCAGAAATGTTATAAAGATCTTTAAGCTTTTTAGATATACTAACTAACAACAACCAAACCTCTGACGAGAGGCATAGAAATACGTATTTTTAGGTTTATAAGTTTTAATAAAACTAACTAGTATAGAGTTTAGCTTAAATAAAAAAGGTAGGGGTGGTTCCCTACCTTTTATTTTTTACTTGTTAAAAAACGTATCACCAAATTTAGTTGGGTTTAATCCAGAAGCATCTCCTTTTTCAACCCTATTTAATAACTTATCTATTTCATAAACTGATGAAAATAAAGGTGTTCCTTTAGCTATTTCAATTTCACCTCTATAATAACCTCTTTGTGTTTTTTCACCTGTTGATGTAGAATAAAGAAATTCAGCACTAGCGGCACCTAATTTTTTAAGCTTAACAAAAGATATTGCTTGGCTTTGAAAATTATCTAACATATCATACGGATTTGCACCATCAGATAAATCTTGCATTAATTTCCAATATGTTAAAGAAGCAAAAGTTTCTTCATCATCATCTGGAAACATAAGTTTACCTAAAGCAAACATTACAGCTGTTTGAATAACTACCATATAAGAAGCTATTAAATCTTGTTTTTGTCTAGGCCCTAAATTTTTAAAAATATAATCAGGATTACCAGCTACAAATGGAGTGATATTTAAAAGGTGTTTAAATAGTAATCTCATTCTACCTTCTATTACTTCAGGTCTCCAGCTGTAAATAGTATTACCATCTTTGTCTAATAAAGGTTTACCTGTAGCAGAATCTACTTCTTCAACAAATTTACCAAATGCATCTGAACGTTGTTTTGATTGAGCTAAATTAAACAATTGTTGAGATACAAAACGTTTAAACTGCATTGCCATTTGACCAAGAGCATATAATTCTATGGCACCTTTTTCTTCAGGACGATAGTTACCATGTAAAGTAGCACTTACACGTTTAAATTTATTTAATTCTTCAAAAGTTAATCCATTTATTTCACTACCATCTTGTCTTTTACCTCTTAATCCACCTTCCCAAACTAATTTACCGTCTTTAACGTCATAACTATCGTATAAAGATTTACCAGTACGTTTGTTTTTGTTGTGTAATAATAAAGCTAAGAAAATTGTACCTGTACCCCAAGTTTCAAAAGCAGAATGAAAAATGTATAAATGATCTGTACTTAACCCTTTATTTTTTAAAGATGCTAAATCATTTCTATTAAGTTTAAAATCAAAACTATCCGGTAGATAATTAAAATCTTTAAGTAGTAAATTTACTTTATTATTTTCAACATTACCTGAAGCACTGTCTTTTATATATTGTAACCATAATCCGTCTGCTTTAAGTAAATCACCTTCTGTAAAATCTAAATCTTCTTCATCTACACCAAATTTCCTAGATATATTACCTAATAAAGATTTTTTTCTATTAGTTATACCAATTAATACAGCATTTTTTAAACCTGCTCCAACTTTTAACCACATAGATCCTGCAGTAACAAAGTTTTTTAAAGCTCCAAGGACTGTATCAACGTCTACTTTTTTTAATTTACCATCTTTACCAACGTAACTAAAATTCTTTTTACCTATTTTAAGTTCTTTTTTACTTTCTAATACCTCTACAATAATCCTATCATTTAAAAATTCAGCATTACTACCTTCATCATTTTGTTTAAAATATTCTACAAGACCTACACCAATACTGTGAGCTTCATCAAAGTATTTCTTTTTAAGTAAATTATCTGTAAACGAATAAAAAGCTATTTCAGCATTAAAACTATGCATTTGATTACCAATAACAGCTTCTGAACCCATATGTTTAAATGGAATTACATCATAAGCATTTTTAGCATAAAATTCACTTCTTAAAAATTGATTTTTAAATTGAGAATATTGCCAAGCAGCAGATGCTTTAGATATTAAACCGTTTCTTTCTGTAAAATCAGAAAAACTCATATAAACTCTAGGCATAAAATCTACATCTAATTTAGATGGTTGATTATTAAACTCAGCATTTGTTACTCTTTTACCTAAAGGGTCAATATAAACTACTTTATTAGCTACTTCACTGTATAAAGATTCAATTTTATCTGCAAAAAAGTTAACATATTTCTTTTTTACATCTGATAATAATGCCCATTCAGCATCTTGTTCTGTTACACGATAATACCCTTTGTTACCATTTTTAGTTCTTTCTACCCACATAAAATCATACAATCCTTCATTAGTATCGGTTTTGTATTTTAAACCTATATTACCTATTTTAGGATTATATTCTTTCATTAATTCTTTTTGTAAATCATTAAATTCATAACGTAGTTTATTACGTTCATCTAAAAATTTCATTTTAGCAGAATCTAATAATTTTTTATACGCTGTAATTAAAGGTTGTGACACAACACTTAAATTACCTGTCCATCTTTTAAACCAACTAACTTCTACATTTTCTTCAGATAAACCTCCTGGCATTAATGTTTCAGCACTTATACGTTCTTGTGTTAAACGTACAAGTTCGTTTTTCATAGCACTTTTAAGACCAACATTTTTTTCTACTGTAATTCTATTTTTTAAAATTTGTATTTCTTGGTCTATGTTTTTAATTTTTGCTTCTTTAGATTCCATACTTTCTGGACTCATGTCTTCTTGTACTCTAACACCGTACTCATATACACTAAATAGATTTTTATCTTTTAAAGTTTTGTATAAATTAGGTTCATTTTCTCTAAAGTAAGACTCTAAAAAATTTAAATAATTGTCAAGATTAATGTTATAGCTTTCTAATAAAGTATTTTTATTTAAATATTCTACTGATAAACTTCTAAATTTAGCAGATGGGTTTTTAAGTTTAATCATCATTGCCCTTAAAGCAACTTCTAATTTAGCTCTGTCTAATTTACTATCTCTAATAGGTTCTAATTGATTACCGTATTCTGATAACAATTGAGGTGTAAACATATCATTTAATATGTTACCAGTTTTCCAATCTTTAATAGATAAAGTACCATCTTCATGTTCTATTAAACCATCTATAGTAGTACCTATACCAATTTCTTCAGATATAAAAGGTAATTCAGATAACACTTTATCTAATTTGTCTTTTGATAACCTACCGTCACCTATATTTAAACCAGATAAAGCTAATATACGTTCTATATTAGGTTCTATCCAAGAATACCTATTTTCGTCAATAGTTTCTTTTGTTTCAGCGCCATTAACTAAAGATTGTATTTTAAGATTAACATCGGTAATATCCTCACCCATCTTTTTTCTTAAAGCTCTTTCAATTAATAAATGGGATAACTTACCGTAAGCTCTACTAACTTTAAAATCTTCTAATCTATCTGCAACTAACTCATCCATAGTAACTTCCTTACCACTATTAAGTAGTAAAACTAAATCACCATTTTCATTAATTCTGGTTTTACCTAACCTAAACATTTTTTTAGCAGATGATTGGGCAAAATCTTCATCAGTTACACCTTTAAGTTTACTCAGCTTTTCTTTTACCCATTCAGTTAAACGAGGATAGCTGCTATTAGCTTTATCTTTGTAAACAGGTTCATCTAACCTATAATTATTTTCAATAGATTGTTTTTTAATATCATCTATTAAACTAAACGTAGGTTTGTATAAAAATTCAGTAGGTATAGTTACATTTTTAGTATTTAAAATTCTAGCTAATTGGCCTAAAGACATATTAGGGTAAAGTTGATCTACTTGTAATTCGTAAGTACCCCCAAAAAGCTGTTTAAAAAATTTGACTAATTCCCTGAGTACTAAGTTTAAAATTCCTTTAACGTCTTCAAGTTCGTTTTGAGGACCTTTATACTCTTCATTTAACAATTGTGCTAATTTCTGAGTAACTAATTCTTTTTGTTTATCTTGTACTGTAAACTTAGAATACCTTTCTGCTATAGATTTAAATAAAGTTTTATCTTTCTTAGCCTCCTCAAGTAATCCGGTAAATAATTGATTGTTATTTTGAAAAAGGTATTCTATAAACGGATGTAAAAATTCCTCAATAAGTGTTTCATCACCAAATTCGGTACCAACCATGTATATTACTCTACCTTTAATAAAAGCATTAGCTTTTAATGCATCATCTCCTACAAGGTTTCTTGCTTCTTCTAAACTTACAATTCTAACTTCTTTTATTTCTGGTATTAACTTTTGTAACTTTTCAAGTATACCTAAAGTATATTGTTCTTTATTAGGTTTGTAAATTTCTATTTTAAAAGAATCACCTTCAGATCTAACAAAAGCTGCTTTTAAAGTTTTATATTTGTTGTTTATTTCGTTAACAATACGTATAACAGCTTCTAAAGCTTTTGGAACTTCTGGTTTATATTTAGTTACAACTTCAGTATATTCTTTTTCAAAAGTTATACTCTTATTTGATATATTAAATGCAGGTTTAATTTCTTTAATAAGCTCTGTTGCTTCATTTACTGTAGGTATAACAGGTTCAATTTCATTAGCAATATTACTTTTATTATGTAAAAACCATGCATTATAAGCATTAGCTTCCCCTAATTGAGAAACTAATGCTTTGTATTGTTCAGATGACTTATTAGGACAAAAACTCATTTTAACATTTATTTTTTATTTTTTGTAATGCTGCTTCTCCAGTATAACCCTCTTCAATTAATTTTTTATATTCTTCACTAGATATTATTTGAGAATCAGTTAAAGTTAAACTAACATCTTGAGAATCAGACAATTTGTAAGTATACACATTGTTTTTTTCTGTTTTTTCAGTTACAGTATATTCAACTAAATTCATTCTAGTGTAATCAGAATAATTTACTAATCTAATTTTTTGGCCTACACTATATTCTTTTCTAGATTCAAAGATACCATTTTTTAACACATTATTTGTTACAGAAACAGTAGGTATATCAATACTAAATGCAGATTTTAAATCATAATTACCATCAACTATATCTGTATTAAATTGATAACCAGAAATTTGATTAAAATCTCCTACTCTACCATATACAAATTTATCAGGTTTTCTAGGATCTAAATCTAATAAAGTATATAAAGTACTGTAACTTCTTACAAATATAGGTGGATTTTCACCCATGTATATATTGTCTTTAGATATTAAAATACTTCTTTCTTTGCCTTCTTCGGTATCTTTAGGATCTATGTTTCTAACAGATTCTTTAGCATTGTTAATAGCGTATTGAACTAAAAAATTATCTTGTACTTTATTTAAAAGAACATTGTATGCTTCTGAATCTGCAGTATACTTAGACATTACATCATTGTATGTTTCCATAAATGGCTCATAAATAGCACTAGGTAATATAAGAGAAAATGTGTTAGAACCAAAAGACAAACCTGATTGTAAGATAGAGTATTTTACTAAATTATATTGAAACTCAGTAAATTGGCCATCTACTTTTAATTTATCAAATTCTAATTGCAAATCCACAAAATCTTCTTGAGTTAAATTTTTACCTGTAGAAAAGTTTAATTTGTATTTTTTACCTATACTAATTTTACGTAAAAATTTGTTATTTGGATTAGCTTTCTTTATTTCTCTTATTTGATCAGAAAAACTTCTTAACCAAGCATCCATACCAGTATATTCTTTACCTCTGGCGTCAGTATAAACAGGTTCTTTAGATGTGTCTAAACTAATATTATACCCTTCCGGAGTAGTAAAAGTAAGACCTGACATAAAATACTGTAAAAATCTTTCTCTAAATTTAGCAGTTAATTCTTTAGTTTTAGTAGAACGTTTAAGTTTTAAGTTATACTTTTCTAAAGCAGAGTTTGAAAAGTTTTGTAAAGTTTTATAATGAACAAAAAACAAATGTTCAGTTTTACTTTTTAAAGCTTTTAACGTTTTAAATGCAGCATCAATATGTGGTAGCTTAGTTGGCATTACATTAGTAAATGGAAACGTTTCAGAAGCTTCATTTACACTTACTTCTTTACCTGTTTCAGGATCTGTAACAGTACCCTCTACCCACATTTTATCAAAAGCTTCTAATACATTTTCCATACCAGGGAAATCTACAGGAAATTCTTTTAACACACTGTAAGCAGTACTAGCCGTAGTTATATAATCAGATGCATTATTTGCTTTATTTAAAACATCTTTTAATACAGCTACTTGAAGTTTTATCTCCTCGGTAGTCATATCTGCTATGTTTTTACCGTATGCATTAGTCATTTTAGCGTCACTTACTTCTGGTAATTTATCATCAAATGCAAGTTTTTGATCTTCAGTTAATGTTTCAAAAGAATCAGCTTTTAAATTTTTAGCATAAGCTACTTTTAATTCTGTTAAAGCAGCACTATAACCAATTGAATAACTATTGTATCTATTAATAACATCAACTGCAGGTTGTAACATTGTTAACACTACTTGATTTAAAGGTATACCCATTGAAATCATAGATACTGCAGCTCCACCAGTATTGTTAGTAAAACCAATTACAGGAAGTATTTGTTCTTTTACGTTATCAATAGCAGCATTTACTAATGAATCTATTGTTTCAGTAATAGAAGGTTTTTTATAAACCGGATTACCATCAGAGTCATATGTTACTAATACCTCTTTAGTTTTTTCATAATAATCATACCCAGTATAAGTTTCACCGTTTAAACTAATATGATAGCTTTCTTTAAGTTGAGGGTATTCACCATTTGTAGTAGATTGGAAAAAGTAAGCTATAACTTTAGCCATGTTAGCAAAACTACCTGTAAGTTTGGTACCACTAAAATTATCCTTATGCATTAACATTTGATCATTTAAATCGTACAAACTACGTGTAGTATAAATTACAGCATCTCTTTTATCTTTCCATTCTTCTATAGCATTTTTATAACTTTCTAAAGTTGTAAAATCTTTAAAGTTAGGTTTAGGTTCTTTAAAACCTTTTAATCTAGCTACTAAATCAAAAGTAGAATCTTCAGTATCTACACCTACACCTTTAAATCTTTCCATTGAAATAGGAGCCATCATTAGGTTTTCGTTTACTTTAGCTGTAGTTACTTTTACAAATAAATCTACTATAAAGTTTTTGTAGTAAATATCTTGAAGTGTTTTAAGTTCTTTTAGTTTTTCTTTTGCACCTTTTATTGCATCGGCATCATTTGTATTTTTAGCTGTGTTAATTTTATTTTGAAAATCTGCAATTTCTAATTTTAATACTTCTGCAAATTCTTCATCAAAATTAATACCACTGTAACCTACAGGAACATTAGGGTCATTTATAAGTTTACCAGTTGAAGAATAAACTTCTTTGTCATAGATTTCTCTCCTCATTACATACAATTTATCTACGTCATAATCTGAACCGTGGAAAAATACAATTTCCGGTGGTGCAATTACTACGTTTTTGTTGTTAGGGTAAAAACCTACTACTTTTAAAGGTACTGCAGAATGTAATTCAGTTGAAGGAATCCTAAAACCAACCATAGTATCAAATAAAATACTATCACCAATTTTAAATTTATCTTGCCAAAAATCTGGTAAAATTACTTCAGCGTATCCTTCAGCATCTCTCCATTTTAAAGGTCTTTCTATTTCATTACCTTCAGCATCTTTAAATATAGCTGTACCATATGCAGACTGTAATACTAATCCGGCTCCAGGTAACTTAATAGCAACAGTAGCTTTTTTAAACATAGAAGCCATTGTTGTAATAGCTTTTTTAACTAAAAAAGGAGTATTAATACCTAATTTAGGGTTAGCATAAAATTCATTTTGCCTTTGATCTCTTTCATCAGCTTGCTCATTTATTAGTTTTTTACGTAGGTTATCTCTTTGCTTATTTTGTGTAAGTTCTAAAGATTCACCTTCTAATAATTTAGATGATAATCCTAATCTTTTAAGTATGTCATTTAAACCATTTTTAATTAAAAACTCTTGGGCTTTAAATAGTTTATCTGCTAAATCGTTGTTTAAACCACTAAAGTTATAAAAATAACCTAACTGTGTAGGAAATGCTACTTCTTGACCATCAACATCATGTTCTGGATTACTTTGTATTCTGTAATTATTATTTTGTAAAGTAAGAACACTATCAGCATTTACAGTATCGATGCTACCATCAGCTAATGTTTTTTGAATATTTTTAGGTCTACCTACTTTAATAGCAGATTTAAATGCAACTTCATCAATTTCATTATTTTCTAAAGTTAATCTAAGTTTATCTAATATAGGAAACATAGCGCATAATTCAGGAGTTAACTCAACACATGAATATTTAACTGCTCTTGGTATACCATTTTCATCAATTTCAAAATGAACAGGTTTAATAACTGATCCAAAATTAAATGCTGTACCATAAGCTCTTCTTAATTGTTCAGCTCTTTTAACAGTCATAAATCCTTGAGCATCAGTTAACTCAAATGTTTTACCTACTATTTCTTTGTATTTATTGTAATCTTTACCTAATACTCCTTCAATATCGTCTAATACTAATGTTTTGTAATATTTAGGTAATCCAAATATGTCGTTAACCATTCCTTTGTAACCAGTAGCAAAAGCTATTGACATACGTTTTACAACATCAAATGAGTTTTTGTAGAACGATTCATCACCTGCAACAATTTGGTTTAATTGATGTAAGTTAATAAAGAAATTAGCATAAAATAATTTAGTAAGTTCATTAACATTTTTGTTAGTAAATTTTTCAGCTAAAGCATCTAATTTTTTAACGTCAATTTTTGAATCAGTATTTAATAACTCAGTTAAACCCTCTTTAGATTTAAAAGTTTCCATAATACGTTTAGCATATTGAGCATTAGTTTCATTTTCTTGACGTGCTACTAGAGGTTCAAATATGTTTAAAGTATTATCTATTTTAACATTACTAAAATTTCTACTAGACTGTTGGTTTAAAATAGACATAACAGACCGTTCTATTAAATTCCAATCTAATATATTTACTTCAGCAGCTATAATGTTTGGTTTATTAGATATTGTTACAAACTGTTGTAAATAAGTAGTTTTAGTTTTAATGTTATCGTTATCAAAAGCTAAAAAGAAATAATTAAAGTTACGTCTAAACCAATCTGATTCATTTTCAGATTTGTATCTTACAGAATCCGTGTTTCTATCTTCATCTACAACACCGTCAAAATTTACATAGTTATAAATTTTAGATAGGCCATTTAAAAATATGTTTTGTTTGTAAAAATCAGTTTTTAAATAAGCAGGTACGTTAACATTTTTTATTAACGATTGTATAGTGTTAACAGCAAAAGATGATAAAGTAAATTTGTAAGCTGTTTTACCATCTGTTCTTCTGTAATTAGGATTTCTAATGTTAGTTTCTGCAGATACTAAATGGTCTTTAGCAATTGAAGACAACAACCCGTTGTAGTCAGTTACTAGTTTATCTTGAAAATTTTCTTGAGCATCTTCACCTTTAAACGTTTTATAATACTCATATAACGTTGACATCTTTTTAATTAAGTCATTTACGTTATCGTCTTGTACATTCTTAGGTTCATACAAAAACATCTCTCTAAATAAAGTAATAGCTTCCTGCCTACGTTTATTTAAATCTTTAGTCTTAGAAGCATTATTTAATCTAGTATTAAAGTTTGAATCTAATCCTTGTGCTCTTTGAATAAATGAATCTGCTAAGTTATCACGTTCAGTAGAAATTTCAGCTTCAACAATAGCATTTTTAAATGATTGTTTGTAATCTTCACCAAAACCTCTGTACTCACCGTACATTACATTTTGAGAATACAATGACCCAGCTTGAGCATATAACTCATTTAAGTTATTTCTAGCGTCAGCTCTTAAAAACAATACGTTAAGTAATTTTAATTCTGTAGGATTTTTTTCTATAATCCTAGCAAAAAAATCTTTATTTGATTCATTACCTCTTCTACTTAAATAATTGTTATCTTCAGATTTAAATAAATTAGGTGTAACAAAATCAAACTTTTGATTTAAATTTATTTCTTTGTAAATATCTAAATAAGCCCATTTAAGTAAATTGTCTATACTATTTTGAATAGCACCAACATTTGTATTTTTAACATAAAATTCTTTAAACCTGTTTATTAACTCAGATTTAAATATTGTTTCAGTTGACGTGTTAATGTTTGAAAACGTTTCAAGAACAGTTAAAAATGCAAACTTAGGAGATACTTGTTTATTTTCAGTTTGGTTAATAATAGTAGATAAAAACTGTTTTACAGATTGAGAAATTTTAGTTTCTTGATTTACTTCTTCTGCATCTCTAATATCATCTGTCCAATCTGTAGATATAATTTCATCTTTATTAACTTTATCTAAGTTAATACCTTCAAACATATCTTCAATTAAACTATTATAGACTTTACGATCTATAACTTTAGCTAAAAACATTAAATCTACTTTTTCTTCTTCAGTTAATTCTTCTGTTGCAGATTTTTTTATTAACTCAGAATAATCTTCTAAAGCATAAGTATATATTAATTCTAATTTTTCTAAGCTAGTAGTTGTATTGTATTTTTCTAAATAATCTTCAGTTAATTCTTGATTTTTTAAATCGTTTAGTTTACTAATTATAAATAGTTTAGCATTTTTAAAGTTAAGAATGTTATCAAAATCTTTTAAAATGTCATTATACCCTTTATTAGTTTCACCAACGTTATCTTGCTCTGAGAAATAACCAGCTTCTACCATTTGGAAAAATGAATCAATAGTAGGTGTTATGTTTACATTCATACCTAACCATCTTTTTATACGGTTAAATAAAGTTGTAAAAAACGAAGACATAGGACTATTATTTCTCCACTCTTGATATTTTTCAGCTAATAGTTCTTCTATAGCTTCTAAATCAGTATTTTGTGGTAACCCAAATTCTTCAATAGCTTTTGCATATACTAATCTTCTTTGTGATGGTGTTAACATCATATCAAAGATTTTATGAAACAATTCATGTCTAGCTACATTTTCATAAGCTTTACCAAATTCATCTTGTTCAAGATAAATAATACCATCTTTAAAGAATCCCCAAGTATCTTTACCACCAGATAAAATCATTAACTCAGAAGCAGATACAAAACGAACTTGTTCCGGAGTTAAAGTTTTATCAATTGATTTTAAATATGCAAAGATGTCTTTAGTTTTAAACTTTTTACCTAATTGCTTATCTACAGATTTTAATAAGGCTCTTAATCTAGTAGTAGTCTTAGGTCTTGGAGGAGTATTATTTGGAGGAGGTGTATTTCCAGTAGAAGGTTCTTCTATTGTAACTGATGCAGATGTAGCTTGCACAGATTCTAATTTATCTTCAAAAAATAAAGAATCATATTTAGTAGGAATATAATTTTCATTATAAGCTACTTTAATAGCTTGACCAGCCTCATCAAATGTTGTTTCAAATTGAACAGGTACTCTTAAAGTAGAAATATTATTATTATCAGATGTTTTAAAAATTTCTAATAATTGATCATAAGACATTGTATTAGAAACAAGTTTGTTAATATTAATTATATCTTCTTCACTAGTTATATCTACAGGACGGCCATAAATTTCTTGAAATTTGTTTAAAACATTTTGTTGTTTAAATGAACTCATTGCTTTAAACTTTTCTATAATTTGGTCTACAGTTAAATTTTCAGTTTTTGGTAACAAAGATTTAGCTTTAGATAAAAGGGTACCGTTAGCATTGTAATTTAAACGTATAGTGTAACCAGCAGCTGTATTATTACCTTGAGCAATAATATTAAATGCTTTTTGAGCAGGTCCAGGTTTACGTTTTACTACAGGTTGTAAATCAGATAACTTAACAGTTACAACTTCATTTTCTACTTTAACATCAACTTCATCTTCTTTAACTTTTACAACTACACCATTAACTTCTACGGTATTGTTATTTTTATCTTTTTTAGTAAAAGGAATAGCAAGGTTTTTAACTTTCATTCCTTTTTTAATTACAAGATCTTGTTCAGTTAATTCAGTATAAAGTAAGTTGTTAATTTCTTTACGTAATTCTAAAATAGGATTAGCTAAATTAAATTTCTTTTTGTATTTACCATTTAATTTATCAATTAATGTAGGTAAAAACTCATCAGTAGCTGTAATTAAATCAGCTAATTCATTAGAGTCTAATTCACTAAATGCATCTTTAAATTGCTCATACTTGGCTATAAAATCATAAATAGGGGCTGTAATAAAACTATGCTCATCTTTGTTTAAAGATTTTCTTTCTAATTCTATAAATTGAGGTATAGCTGTTTGACCAGTAGCTTGTATTGGGTTTACAATCATTATGTAAGGTCTACCTGCAGTTAATGGAAAAGTAACCCCTTTACTTTTTAATTGAGCTATTTCATTAGTAGTAAACACTCTAATTTGACTCTTTTCTAATTGTGCAGCATCTCCTTCTGCAGTTGTAAAAAATCCTTTTCTAAATTTAGTAAGAATATTTTGCCAATTAAAAGGTTCAGAAATTGCTTTGTAAATCATTTTAAGTTTAGAAACATTTTCTACTTTACCTTTAGCTAATGTAATTAAACTACTAGTATTAGAAACATTTAGATAACCTGTTTCATTATTAATTGTAAATTTAGTTATAGGACCTTTTAAAGCTTCTTTAAACTTATTAAACAAATCAATTTTATTTGCAGGAGGATTATCTAATTCTTGTTGAGATAACACACCTATTTCTAAATAATCACCATTTCTATTTACAAATACACCAATAGATTTATTACCTTGTTTATTTTCAAAAGGTACATAAATTACTTCTTCACCTGGTTTTACAGCTGGTACATCTTTACCATTTTGAGTATTACCTTTTAATGATTTGTTATTAGGGTATTTAAGATTTAACACTTCAGCTGAAGTAGGTTGTATTTCTACTTCTTCTTCAGGTGTTATAGGTATTAATTCAGGTTCTAATTCTAAATCAACTTCTTCCTCTTCTTCTTCTTTTACTTCTTCTTGAGGTTTAACTAGAGGTTTAATTTCAATAGAATCATCTATTTGTTTCATTTCAGCTACACGGTCTTCTTCAAATTTAATTTTAGATTCTTGTATAGCTTTAACGTTTTTATCTGTAATTTTATTAACGTTTTCATCTGTTACATTTTTAGATGCCATGCCGTTAATATGTATAAAACTTGTAGCACGTGAAGTAGCTGTATACATAGCTTGGTTAAATGCAAATGAATCACCAAACTTAGTACTAGGTATACTTACAAATACTTCATCTATAGTTCTACCTTGAACATCAATATATGAAACCACTTCAACACCTAAGTTTTCAGCTTTCCACATTTCTACTTCACTAGGATGTACAATTATAGCTCTAGTTTTACCATCGTTTAAATCACGTTGTGCTAAAGCTTGTTTAATGCTATCTGATTGTAATGACCCTTCTGCACCTAAAGTTTTTTCAGAATTAGAAGTTAAAAAGATTTCTTGTTTAGTTAAATCTTTCTTTTGATCCATAAACAAATCTTGAGCATCTACTACTGCTTGTACATTACTTCTATAACGAATAGTAAGTGGTGTAATTATAGTAGCATTTTCTAAACCAGCAGTATATGCTGGAGATAAAAATGGATTTTCACCTGTAGCAGTAACCTGATTAGGATCACCTAAACCTATTATTTTTATTTCAGTATTATTAGTTTGATTGTAAGATACTAATAATCTGTTAATTTCAATTATTTCATTTTTGTTTAAAGCATTTACCTCATCAATAATGATTAATTTAGTTTTACCTAATTCATTATTAGCAAGTTTAAATTTAAGTTCTTCTAATGTTTTTGCATTAGGATTTCCAATAGCGTCATTAATTGCTTTAGCAGAATTTTCATTGTGCCCAGTAGCAAATATTTCTTCTTGTTTTAAAGCAGCAACTTTTGTAAACCACTTAAGTACAATATTAGTTTTACCGGTACCAGCAAATCCTTTTAAATATGCAAAGTTACCAAATGGTACATTAGGTTTTTTAGTAAATAAGAATTTAACTAAATCACGAATAGCTGCTAATTGTTGATTAGAAGGTACTATTTTTTCTTCTTTACCAATAGCATTTTCAGTTACTACTTCTGTTACTGGGTTGTAAGCACTTTCTATAATAGAAATTAAATTATTAACACCTAATACTTGTTTATGAAGATTATAAATTTCATGTGTTACATTTTCAGGTAACCTAAATTCAACTTCATTGCTAATAATTTTTTCAAAAAGATTGTAAAAATTAAAATCTTTTAAATACTTAGCATAAGCAGAAGTTTTATCTTCAGAAGCTTTAATTGTTAACTGTACAATATCATTAAAAATTAATTTAGGGTTTTTACCATAATACTTTTTAATAATATCTACTAATACATAAGATTTAGAGTTAGCTACAACTAAACTTTCAACTTGAGTTGTTAAACTTCTTTCTAAGTTTTTAAGTTTTTGAAGTTGTTCAGGAGTAATTTGAGTTTTTATTTGACTAATTATATTAGTTAAATACCCAATCTTTTCCCACAAAGGCATATCTTTAGTTTGATTGTCTAAGTCAGAAACATCTAATCCTGTAATATCAGATACTAACGTAATTAATTCAGGTACTGAAGCAACACTATCTTCTTGTAACTCTAAACTTTGAGTTGCTATTTTTTCTTGTTGTTTTTGTTTATCTGCAGCTCTTTCTTTAACTACAGCTTCTAAATCTTTTAATTCTTTTAAAATATTTTTGTAATTAGCAATAACATCATCATACTCAGAATCTTTCTTTTCTTCTAGTATTTTAATTGTATTTTCTAAAGACTTAATAGCGTTTTCTATTTCAGATACATTTTCGTAATCTTCGTTATTAGATGCTACAAATACAATACTGTTTACCATATTAGTAAATGATTCTAATATTTTAGCTTTAATAGCTTTTTTACTAGTATCCATTTTAGTAGCTAATGGTAGATTGGTAAGGTTATTTAAAGCACTTTGTATTTTATTAGAATACTCATTAAAAGCATCAAAATTATCATTAAAACTATTGTTTAATTCTTGAGCAGCTGGAGATAATGGGTCAGGTTCTAACCCATTTTGCATTTGTTCTACATAAGAACTAATTTCTTCTATAAGTTCTTTTTCTGAATTTAATTTACTTTCTAGTAAATTTTTAGTTTCTTGTGTAACAGGCACATTATCAGCTACTAAATCATCTACAATAGCTGTAGCATCTTCACCATTTTCTATACGTTCTTGTGTACCTTGTTCAAAAAAATCATTTTCAATGTTTTTAGCTTTTAATTCTAAACCTGATTTGTATAGTTTAGAATTTTCAAAAGCATTAAATTGATCTAAATTACCACTTTGAAAATTAAATGAATTTACTTTTTGAGTAATAGATTTTTTATAGTCATTATCAAAATATTTTTGACCAGTATTTAAATTACCTAATTTGTTAAACTCTTCTTTGTATTTATTTTCAGCTTCTGTTAATTCTTTAACTTTTAAATCAATGTAAGCTGATCTTTTAGCATTTAATGTTTGAGATTGTTCATCAGAATTAATTTCAGCCTGTTCCAAAAGTAATCTGTTTTTTTCGTCTTTAACATCATTTAAAACTGTACCTATATTGTACAATTCATTTTTTCTAGCTTTAAAATTTTGAGAACCTACTTTACTATTATCCATTGCAACTAAGTTGTTTTCAATGTTTTTAGATAATTTGGTAAACTCACTAATTTTATTACGTATGTTAGCAATGTATTGTCCTTTTTCAGCTGGGTTTAACCCTTGTTTTAAATATTCTTCATCAGATAAATTTTGAAGATATTCAATTTTACCTTCTAATAAATCTTCTGAACCTGTAGCAAAATGAGATTTAATCCATCTATTAATAGCATTGTTTTTAGCTAAACCATATAATACATCATCTCCTTTTTCTTCGGCTAATGTAGCAACGTCATCTAAAAATTCAAATTCTTGTTTTTGTTTTAAAACAGCTTGAAGTTTGTTTTGGTCTACAATTGGTTGACCATTTTCGTCTAATTTGTATTTAGTTTTAACAACAGGTTTACCGTCTACATCTTGTGTGTATTCTTCAGTTTCGTAAACATTATTTACAGAAAACATATTGGCAAGTTCTTTACCAGTATACTCAATAGCTGAATCTTGTTTTTTCTTATTTGCATTATAATCTTTAACACCACCCATAGTACCTGATATACCACCTACAAGTGAACCTAACAACATAGATTTTTTACCTTCTTCTGTTTCAAAGTTTTCACTCATCTTAGAACCTATATCTCCATAAGTACTTAGACTAAATAAATCAGCATCTCTATTAACTTTTAACATTTCAGATACAGCTAACTGAGCATTTTCTTCGTATAAACCTTCAGATAATATACTATTAGCTTGAGCTGATAAAATACTACCTGCTCTAGTACTACCAAATTTATTTACAGCTTTTACTCCTGCACCTAAATATGGTATTTTACTTGTAGGTAATGACATATCAAAAGGTAAATTTATATCTCCTGTAACTTCTTCTATTGTTTGTAACCCTTTTGACCCTAACCCTTTAGTTTTACCTGTAATTCTAGAAGATGATTTCATTAAATTTTTCATCTCTAAAGCATTTGAAGGTGCTAACAACAACATGTTTAAACCAAAACTTTTAGCTGCTGCTGGAGCAACTTCAACATTAATTTCTTTTTGTTGTTCAGGAGAAAGAAAATCAAAATTAGCACCGTATCTTTCTTCAGCTATTTGTTCACGTAAATTATCACGTAATTCTTTAGACTCAAACATAGATTCAGAAGCTGTTTGTAAAGCAGTAGCTGTAAAATGGTTAGTAGCATTAGCAACTTTATTCAAATTACCTGACATTAAACCTTTTTTAGCTAACCCTTTAACTAATCCTTGACCTATTTTAGCTTCAGCTACGGCACCACCTGTTAAATAAGCAGATAATAAAAAAGCAGTAGCATCCACAGCATCTCCAGCCCAAAAATCTCCGTCCATTAAGTTATTAAAGACATTCATTTTGTTAGCTGCTCTATCTTCTAAACTATTGTATAAAGGAGTAATGTCTTCTAATTTTTGTTCCATGTCAGAAGCTAATGTTGCTAAACCGTTATCAGCAGCACCAGCTATCCAAGCTGATAAATTTCCACCTAAACTTGTGTCACCTTCTTTTTTATATGTATCTGTGTTAGTATCTAAACCAACAGCATTACCTAAAGCATCTCCTACCAATCCGGCTATAAAACCGGCACCTTCAGCTGTTTTAGTTAAAGTTTTACCAGCTAATCTAGCTGCTCCAATTCCTACGGTTTCCCAAGCTCCTTGATTTCTACTACGTCTATTTTCAACTTCTTCATAAATACTTTGTCCTAAGTCTTTTGATGAAAATGGAATGTCTTGTTCTTTGGCTAAACCAAATCCAACATTCATTTCTTCAGGACTTATTAAAGATTTATTTTTTTGAATACCTTTATTATACTCATCTAATAACTCTGATAAATTTGGCATATTTTATGGTTTAGGTGTAAATGCTTTAAATTGTGGTAAATAATCTATTGGGTTTTTTACATCTGCATTCCCTAAATTTTGCAGGGTTGCATTGTATTGATCTTGAGGTATAACTTGAGATTTTCCGTTATGTGTTATTATTACATTACCTGAAAAATCTGATTTTACTTTTACCGGTTGACCATCAGAAGTTTTATATTGTTTTTCATCTCTAGAAAATCTACTAAAAGAAGCTAAATCATTTAGTTTAGCAGCACTAGAATTTAAAGGTACTTCTCCTCTTTTAGCAACTATATATTGTTTACCGTTAGAATTTATAGTATAACCTGCTCCAAAATAAGATAAATCTTGTTGAGGATTTTCACTATGAGCATGTGCTAAAGATCCTGGTTTAACTTTACCGTTAACTTGAATAGTTCTTGAGTTATCAAAAAGATTACCTGATTTTAATTCAAATTTATTTTGTTTATAAGCTTCATTAAATGGTAAAACTTGACCAGTTTCTGGGTCCATTATATCTAAACCTTCTGTATTAGCACTTGTAAAATTACCATCTTTATCTATAACAAGTCCTTTATTATCCCCAAACAATCTTCTATTTAAAACTTGTTGTGCTTTTTCAGTATCTACTATACCATTAGCAGTCATAACAGAAGGGTCTTCTTTAACTAATTCATTTACTAAACGTTTATCATTTGCTGATACCCATTTATAAGATGTAGGTGGTGCATAATTATATTTACTTAATATCTCCATTACATCACCATAAGCACGTTTAGATATAGGTTTATTTGCCATTATATCATTATAAAGACCATAAATTTGTTTATTCTTACTTAATTCAGCATATAATTGTTTTTGTTCAGGTGTACCATTTTGCATTTTCTTTAAATTAGGTATTGATAAACCTGAAAAAACTAATTTAAGTTTAGGTTTATATTCATCATTTATAGTATAATCATAAGTTTTACCTGGTGTATAATTTGTTAATTGTCCAAATTTTGTTAAAGGTTGGTTTAATTCTGTAATTAATGGTGAAGATTCTCCAGGCTTAATAGTACTTTCAAAAGTATCATCTATACCTCCGTTATCAGCATTAGCTGCTAAACCAGCATTATATAAATCAGTAGCCCCTTTATCAAGAGCTAAATCTTCAGTATTAATTATTGTTTCATTAGCTGCTTTATTAGCAAAACCTGTTAATGGATCGTATAAATATTTTCTTTTAAGTGATTCTTTAAGAGCTTCTTGTTGTTCAGGATTTAAATTTTTACCTTCAGATTTAATTTCAAAATCTCTTTGTAACATTGCTTGTAAACCACGTTCACCTTTAGCTATTTTTAAAACATTATTATAAATTTCATTAAAATCTACTTTTGCTGTTTGTCTGCCTGTTTTAGTATTATAAACACCTTCTACTGGAGCTGTCCCACCAACATTTGGTATTTTATCTCCAGCTTTAAGCACAACTAAATTAGCTGCTTCATCTTTATAAGTGTTAGCTAACCAACCTTGAGTTGCATCTTGTAGAAGTTTATTACTATTGTAATCTTCTACCATTTTAGGTAATTGTAAAGCACTAAAATTAAAAGACTTAGTTTCAGGATTGTACTGAGTCTCAGCCATAGTTTTATTTAGTTTATTTTGGTAATATGCTTTTGTTTCTTCGTCACCAAGCTTATCATTAGCTGCTATTAAGTCTCTATATTTTTTAACTTCAGCAGCTCTTTCACCAAACAGTTTTAAATTAAAAGCAGCATTTTTAGCTAAAGCAGCTGTTTGTTGCCTCATATTATGAAAATCACCTTTTTCACCAATTTGTTTAACTTGTGGTTCTAAATCTTTAATGTATTCTTTTACTTTTTCTCTTTCTTCACGATCAGATATTTGCTCTGTTTGTTTTGCTAATTCTTTAAAAGTACTATAATCTTCGTATGATTTATCGTATCTACCTTGTAAAACTTGACCTGTTTTTTCCATTTCAGCTAATGGTACTTCTTCTCCTACTATATCTATCTTCGGATCAAAAACTAATTGTTTGTTGAAATCAATTGCCATAATTTATTTAATTATTTACAAATATACGGTTTTATTTAAAAAAGAAACCCTAGTATTTCTACTAGGGTTTGTTTAAATATATTATACTTAAAGAGGTTATTTTTTAAAACTACGTTTTTTAATAGTACCACCATTTCTAGCTTTTACTATTTTACCGTCTACAACTTTTAATTTACCATTCTTAATCATATCATTAAGAACACTAGGGTCATATTGATTAGATAATATGTTAGCTTTTTCTAATTGATTAGCATAATCAGTTTGTTTACCAAATGTTTGACCAGCAGTATTACCTAACATAGCAGTTATAGCATTCTTTTGAGCTGTAGTCATAGTATCGTAACCATAAACATTTTCAAGATTATACTTACCAATCTCACTATTCATCATAGCTTCTTTCATTGCAGCTTCTTGTTGAGCAGCTAAGAATTGATTTTTAATTTGAGCATTAGCATTTTCTTGACCTTGGAATGATCTACCTGTACCTTCTAATTGGTTTAATCTAGCTTTATTTTTAAATGCTTGTGCAGCTGCAGAAGAACCGAATCCTCTTTGTGCTTCACCCATACCGGTTAAAGCTGCTCTGTCAATAGCATTTCTTTCAGCAGAATAATCTACTAAATTAGGATTAGCTACACTATCTCTTAACCTAACATCAGCTAAAGTTTTAGGTCTAGCTAATCTATTAATTCTATTCATCTGACTACCAGCAGTTAAAGCTGCAGTACCTAATTGTCCTATTAAACCAGGATTGTTTTGTATAAACTGACCTGCTTTATTAAAGAACCCTGTAGCTTCAGGTGTAGTTACTGGAGGCATACCTGCATTAACAGTAGAACCTAAAGGTTGACCTTTAGGAATATTAGAATTAGTTTCATAAAACGTTCTGTAAGGATTTGTATTTACTGCAGGGGTTGTATTTTGAGTATAAGGATTAACAGATCTTAAAGACCTAGGAGTTTCTCCCATAGGAAATGAATTTTCATTGTATTCCATAGGAATGTATGGAGTTGGAACATTTGGAGTACCATAACCTGTTAAATATTCTTCATCTTGTTCAAAAGGGCCACCCACTTCATATTTAACTAAACCACCCATTTCATGTTTCCAACCTGCAGCATTTTTAGCAAAGTTTGCACGTTTAACAACAGCAGGAGAATAATCTTCTTTGTTAGCCATTATATGAGCAGCCATTTCTTGTACACCTTTACCATGAGATTCAGCATAAGCAGTAAACTTACCTCTGTTTTCAGGTTTAATATGTATACCACCTTCAGCAAACATAGGGTCATTCATTAAACGTCCACCCATAGACATATGAGCTAATATATTTTCTTGAACTTCTTCTGGTAATGCATTAAACCCTGGATTGTTTGTACCACCTTGGCCGTACATGTAACCACCCATTTCCATTTCATTATTTATTTTACGTTCTTGTTTTAACATTTCAGGTGTAGGCTTTTTACCAGAACCTTTGTTGGCTCTAATATTATCCCATAAACCTCTTTTTGAGTAAGAACCATCAGCACGTTTAATCATGCCACCTTCTCTTAAAGTACGTTTCATTTCAGTATTTTGTTTATTAGTTTCTTGTGTATCAAAGTAATAATCTAATTGGTTTTTAAGTAATGCAATACTATTTTCTTTAGCATCACTATTTACTGGGTTTTTTTCTATTTGCTTTTCTAACTTAGCTATAGTATTAGTAATAGGCTTAGTATGTTTAGCAAATGTCTTACCATTATATTTTAATTTGTCTGACCAGATTCTAGTACCTTCAGGTAAATCAACAGCTATTCCACCATTTTCATGTGAAGGCCCATCTACATTACCTACAGTACCATCCGGCATTTGGAATGTTTCTTGTAATTCAAGTTCAGCATTTGCATTGGGATCATCGTAATCTAATACCATACCACCTCTAGCAAACATAAAGTTTTGAGAAGTATTGATATTAGGAGTACCCCAATTATAACTAGCGTTAGCTCTTTTATTAATATTTTTATTAGTTATTCTAGTTTCAGCTTCATCTTGAAGTTTATCCATTTTTTCTTTTTCTGAAAAACCTTTAATGGCACCATAAGCACCGCCAAGCACTGCACCAGCTGCTGCACCCCAAGGTCCGGCAACCATACCCATTGAAGCACCTGAAGCGGCAGAACTTAAAGCAGATTCTCCTACAGATTTTCTACTGCCTAAATCATTACCTTCAGAATCTGTATAACTTTTTTCAGGTATTAAAGCACCAACCATTTCTGCACCAAATCCTATACCGGCACCAACAGCAGCAGGACTAACAGTAGCACCTGTAGTAGCTGCATTTGTAGAACCTCCACCTAATCCTGAAGCTAATTTACTAAAATCATATGGTTTAATTTTAGAAGCATTACCTAAATTAATACCACCATCATCATATTTATTTAAATCAGTTACAGTTAAACCACCGTATTTAAATAAACTTCTTTTATTCATAGATATATGCCCTTGTTCAGGAATTGTACCTCCGTCTTCCCAAGTAGCTCTAGCATAAGCTCTAAAGTATGGATTAGCATCTAAGTTCTTTTTATGTCTAGCATAGAAAGCTTCTTTACCATATTTAGATTTACCTCTTTCTCCTAAATTAGGATCACCAAAATATTTTTTAGTTCCGTCTGGGCCAATAACAACATGTGTTTTGCCTTTTCTATCAGAACTTCTTTTTACTGTGTAACCACCTTTACCGTATTCCATATTTGTATTTTCTTGTAATGTACCACCTTCTTCATAATACCCTGGTCTTAAACCTGTTTCCCTCATAAACTTTCTACCTTGTTTAAAAGTAGGACCTTCAGCTGATTGTACAACATTAGGTTTATTCATACTTAACTCTAACCTTTCAGGCATAGTTAATTGAGGTGCTTGATACAAAGGTTTAATTTGTTCTGCTGTTGTAGTTTGTTTAGTGATAGGGTTATATACATAAGGTTGAACAGGTTTTTTATACTGAGGTATCATTAAGTCACTAATACCTTTTTTACTTTCTCCAGGAGCTATTTTTTTACTGTACCCAAATTTTAATAAATTTTGTGTATAATCATATAAGTTATTAGAATAAGGTTGGTTTAAATAACTTTTTCCTTTATTATACAAACTTAAACTATCATTATAAGCTTGTAATCTAGGGTCATTAGGGTCATTAACAACAATAGGTTTTACTTTACCTCCTCTTTGCATCATAGGATACTCAGTAACTTTATTACCTCTAAATTGGTAATCTTGTTCTGGGTACATCATTTGTGTATCACCTTGATTTGATACTCCTAATACAGGGTAGTTAACACCTTGCATTGTTATGTTGTTAGAACCTATTTCTGTTATTTCTCCAGGGTGTGCCCATTGACCCCTATCATCTTTTATTATTCCACCTTTTTTAAATTCTTTTTTAAGATTTGCAGGTTTATTAAATAAAACAATTTCATAAGCATCTTCCAAACCTCTTTTTAAAGGGTCTATTTTAGGCCCACCATAAGAAACATAACTATCGTATCCTTTATTGTAAATGTTTTCTATAAAATCTAAATCTTTAAAATCCCTATTTCTTCTTATTAGATCAACTTCATTTTTAAAACTTTCAGGGTTTTCTTTTTTAAGTTTACTCATGTAAGCTTTAAATTCAGGAGATTGCGTCTGGTTTTTAATTTTAGATATTCCAAATTGTCTTTCTCTATCAACAAAACTTTTTACATCTTTACCTTCAGAAATATGTTTTCTTAATTTATCTCCTATTCTATTTGCACCTGGTTTTAAATTTTGTAATTGCCCATGATAATCTGCAATATATGGTTTTTTAGAAAAAGCGTCTTCAACAGTATATTTATGCCAAGGTTGAGTGCTATACCCTAATTCTTTACCAAATGCCCATTCTTTTTTAGGATTAAAATAAAGACCTTGATATTTTAATTTATTGTTATCTAAAGTATTAATTAAATCTGGGTTTTCAGATATGTGATTTAATTTTAACGGTGTTCCATCCCAAGCCATTAATTTATTACTTTCAGGATTTTCCCACAATTCTTTTAAATTTTTATTTCTTCTAATTACTTCATTATAATCAATTGAAGAAGCATTTGGTAATGATGGAATATACTTTGATACTACAGGTTTAGGAAAAGTCAAACGAGAATAAAGTTTTGGTTTTAAAACATTAGCTAATTCTTTAGCACCTAATTGTAATCCTTTTTTACCTAAATAACCTACACCACTAGCTAAACTTAAAGCATCTAAAGCTTCTAATGAAGCATCTTCTAATCCAGGTTCAGGTGTACCAAAGTCAGTTAACTCTTGAACATTGTATGTAGGTTTTACACCTATACGTTTTTGAAAGTTTTCCCTATTAGCTTTCTTAACTTCTTGTGGAGTTTTTAATCTTACGTCTTGTTGTTGTATGGTAGGTCTTTGCACAGAGGTATTATCAGAAACTATTCTGTTATCTAATTTACCTGGAAAAATTGGTTTTTTAATTTTCCCACCATTATCATATTTTTTAAGACTACGTTTCATTATTTAAGATACTTTAACTTATACAAGGTACCAAATATTAGTGACTTAACTTCGTCCATTTGATTTTGCAAATGAGAATATTCACCACTATTAGCATGTACCCTTTCTACGAATTTAGCTAAAATTTCTAAATAATTGATAGGATTAGTGTCATAAATCATAGCATCAGGTATATCTACAGTTGTAGTTTGTCCAGCAAATTGTTCATAGATACTATCAGCATAATCTCCAATTGCATCATAAAACTCACCTAAAGCTTGGTGTTCAGCATAACTTCTAGACTTAGCTTGTAAATGCATTTTATGCACTATCAATACAGATTCTAATAACTCAGAAATTAATTGAGGTATAGTTGCTTTTGTTACGGTTGGTTTAATTTTATCTGTTAATTTCATTATCTTGTATTTTTATGGGTTAAAGTATTTATATCAAATAAGTCTAATGTTCTTTTAAATGTATATTCAAAAGAAGGTATTATTATACTAGGATCAAAAGGATTTGGATTAAGTATAGGGGTATTATTTAAAGAAACAACATAACCTACTGATAAAGTTGTTTGATTAAGAACTGTAGAAACATCTACTTTGTTTAATTGATAAACGTAAGTAACTCCTAAATAAATAAACTTAATTATAGTACCATCTTCCAATATACCATTTAAAGTGTAAATGTCACCACCAATTGTAAGAGTAGTTCCAGTTAATAATTCTGGGGTATATTCTAACCTAGGTATTAAATAATAATCTACAAATTTCTTTTGTTTAGACCAATGTTTATTAACGTTAATGTTAGCTAAATCAGGTTGATGTATAATAGCATCAGTCATTAAAGGTTTAGAGTTATCTCTAGTTAAATCCCTAAATTCATTAGCATTAAAATACCCTTCAGCATTTCTAGATGTTTTAGTATTAACAACTTCTATTTTATCAGAAATCTGATAAGAGTTTCTTACAAAGTAATTTGTAAAAGTTTTTAAATAATCTAAAGTACCGTTAGCTCTAAACAATTCAGTTATAAAAGAGAATGATGAGAATCTTTTAACTCCCTGTGGAGTGTTTAATATAGGCTCTACAAATGAAGTGTAAGGAGTTTCTCTATCATAAAACAAAGTATTTTGTGTATCTGAATTATGTTTAAATAAAGTGTTACCGTTAAATGAGTAAGTTTTATCTATAGTGTAAGCCATAAACTCAGGTACTCCACCAAAATCATACATAGATACCCAAGCTTGTAGTTCTGGGTAATAAGCAGTTACAAAACTATCTAAATTAAATATAGAATTAAAATCTGTTTTTACACCGTATATACCATATACTCCTCTAGTAACTAAATATTCAGCATTAGCAGGAGGTGCAGGAGTATCACCTACAACATACAATGTGTAGATATAACCATTGTACCAAGCTTTAGTAACACCATTAGTAATAGTATTAGCAAACAACATATCAGGTATGTTACCTACAAACCCAAATATACCAGATACAGTATTAAACGTATAATCTTTTTTAGTTAGTATATACCTTCTGTATTTGTAATCAAATGTAGCTTGTACACCTATAGAATATGGATCTACAATAGAATCAATTCTAGTAAAATTATAATCTACTAATTGCCAATCTTCTGATTGACCAGGAGTACCTAAAGTACCATCAGTTAAAGACACCCATACTTTACCATTAAAAGTTACATAGTAATTTTCAATGTAAGTTGCTATGCTATTGTATGCTGGAAATTTACTAAATACATAATTATCTAATAACTTAGGTAATTTAAATTTAAGTTCATTTCTAAAAAATATTTGTCTACCTGCTTTAGATATTTCATCTACAGATTGACCGTTAAAATTATAAACTATACCGTTAGTAGTATCAGGATACATGTAACCATACTGAGTTACAGTATCTGCAAACCTACCTAAACCACCACCATAAGAATCAGATGATACTATTTCTCTAGGTTTTACAGCAAATATATCTCCTGCAGTTACATTAGCTTCAGCATTCTCAGTTGAAATAACCTCACGACCTAAAGTTGCGTATAAAGCATTATCAGTTTTAATAAGTAATTTATTATTCTGATTAGTTATATTACGTATCTTACCTTTAATTTTACCAAAGTCTTTGTAATCTCCAGCTAGATAATCTAAATAGTTATCTTGTTGAATTTCAGGATTATCTTTAGCAGATCTTATTACTCTATTAGGAAAATAATCTTGCAACTGGTTATCAAAGTTAGAACCTATTACAGGTTGTTTAATATCATTAACTGATGAATAATCAATGTTGTAACCATACCATTCAGGATCTGTTTGAGCTATACTCCACATTTCATCAATTGAAGTGTACGGATAAAAAGTTTCCCAACTATTATCACCTTCATACCTGTAATTAGGATTAGCTGTTGATTGAGTAATATAACAATGTACACTTCTAAATTGACCTAAAGGTCTATCATTAGGATTTGTAGCTATTGGATGACTACCTTGAGGTGTATAAGCAGAAGCATCTACACCCCCTTTATCAGCATTAATAGTTGTAAAAGTATCCCCATTATAAATATCAGTAATACTAATATCTTCAATATTTATTGAATTAGCTAAACATAATACTTGACTATCAAATGTTTGAAATATATTTAATTTGTAAACACACAAATTTGATATATAAGGTGATGCATATAATCTATCAGTTAAATTTGTATTTGTATCAAAAAAAGTAGTATTGTTAATATAATTTATATAACTAAAATCATTATTTATTTGATTTAAAGTTGATGCGTAATTCCAACTATTTAAAAAATAATCAGTTTCTAACCATAAACTAGTTTCACCACCATAATTAAAAGGTATTGCTGAAAAAGAATAAGGTGAAGATTCTGTAATAAATCTTTGATTAGGAAATCCTTGAGATACGTAAGATGAATTAGTTATTAATCTAATATTATTAGCTAAACTTTCATTATTTGATACAAGCCTATCTATACCGCCATAATAATTTGCAGCAATACTAGTAGTATTAGTAGCATTACAAGGATCAAATAAAAACAAAGTAATCATGTTTAATGACGGATCACTTAAATTAACTCCATCTATTAATTGTACTTTATACACACTTTTTACTCTATACAAATTTTTAACGTAAGTAGCTAAATTTGTACTAAGAGATTGTTGCATTAAATCAAAAGCTTTAAATTTATAATACCCTTTACCCCAAAATGTAGGATTTATACGATCAGTAAAAATTACAGGAGAAGCATACATCCAAGTATCTGGAGTTTGTGCTGCAGTTCTGTCATACCCAACTGGAAAAATACCAGCTACTCTTGCAGATAAACCTGTATCTTGAGACATTTGATAACCTACAAATTGCCCACTATTGTTCCATACAGTATTTTTAGTATCGTAATTATCTCGTGTAGAAGTATAATTGTGAAATTGAGAAAGAGATTGTAATAAAGATTGGCCTAATACAGTTCTATTGTTTAAATCTCTTTTAGCATAATATATATTTATTTTTTTAACTTTACCTATTAATTCATCTGGTATAACTACATCAGATAATCTAATACCTAATAAGTTAACCAAATTATAATTAGTAGTTGACGGATGTATACTTTTAGATAAATTTGGAGTTAAGCTTTCTAAATTATGGTTATATGCTTCAGGAAATTTATGGTGTCTTACATTCTGACCTCTATAATCTTTACCGGGAACAGGGGTACTAGTATTATCTAATGTTAACCATTTGCTTAACAAACTATACCTTTCATCTTTATTTTCGTAATAACCCATGTTGGTATCAGCTAATGGATTATTATTAGTTGTTATAGCATGAAATATTTTAGAATTAATTGGGTCTAAATCATAAAATTTATTAAAAGGTTGTTGAGCATTTGGTAAATTTCTAAAATACTCTACACTGCAATAATCATTTGGATTAGCAGCTGTAGCTATAGTAGATATGTTTTCAGTTTCTAAAGGATTAATTGCAATACCTATACCTAAATCAACATTAACAGCTTCTCTACCAGGAATATGGTAAGCTTCAGTTTCGTATTCACCATTATCTTCTACAATAAAAGAAACATACAAAGCATATACTTCATCATACATAAACCCCTTAGAATAAAAAGTCATGTTAGGATCTCTAAAAGATTCATTTGGTAAAGATGAGCTTAAATCTATTTCTTTTTGTACATAGTTTACTTTTATGTTATTTACATAAGGTTGCAAATCAATAGTTTGTCTACTACGTAAATGTGCTTTGTAAAGTACATCGTCTAGTTGAGTAAGTGTAAGTGAAGAGTTATAATCAGCATTATTAATAACAACTGAGTCTACACTAACTTCTGTTTTATTTACTAATGTATCAACAACACATTGAAAATTATTAGTAGCTAATTCAAATATACCAAACTCATAAGCTTTAAGTACTTGATTAATTTTAGATATAACAGTTACTTTAACAAAAGTATATTCAATATTTGTTACATTAACATCTAAACTTACGTTTATAGCTTTATTAGTAAAAGTAACTGGTTTTGATCCAATGTATTGATTATCAAATGGAGCATTAGGAGATACTACAGGTATAGGATTAGAAATTAAACTTGTTCTAGTGAAATTTTGAAATTTATCTCCGTAAGTAATTGCTACATAGTATACTCCAGATTCTAAACTACCAGATTCAATAATAGATAAACTAGGTAAATCTCCTATTGCAGGAGCAAACCCAAGCATTAAATTAAATTGAGCAGCATCAGTTATTTTTAAATCTGTAGTTGTATCTACTTGTAAGTTAGTAATATTTAACCATTTATCTGAGTTATTACCGTCTACCCAGTATATTACAAAATCACCATTAAAGTTAACTTTAGATTGTGCTTGAATTAAATTAGTAGTATTAAAACCTAATGCAGCATTAACTAATAGATTATCTCTTAGTATAACAGTATATACACCTTCTTTAACTACACCTATTTCAGATGCATAGTTAGCATTATTAAATATTTGAGAAAATAAACAAGTAGAATTATCAGGTAATAAACAACTACCGATAATCTTCCTGCTGTCATTAGTTAAAGTAATTATATCAAACCCTTGCTCATTACTGATAACACCCTTTAAAATGTCAGCATTCATGTTGACATTTAAGGTTGAAGAGTTTTCTGGAGCATTTGTTGGGTCTAAATCTGTATTTATTTTTAGTGGTAGCATTAAACTCTTTGGTTGTTATATTTTTGTTGCAAAACTTCACCTTCAATGTTACTAAAGAAATCTCTATAATCATGTTGGGTAGTAGAAATTAATCTAACCCACTGATTTCTAAATGTTTCTCTTTGTGGTTTATCAAGTAATGCTAAGTCAGCTTCAGCTTGACCACAATATTTTAACCATCTTTGTTCAGCTTTGTCAAAGTTAATCTCCGGATGTTGGAATCCACCTAAACACATTAGCATAGTAATATACCAAAACAATGCTTGTTTAACTGTTACTTTATCTGGAATTTGTGGGTATCCTTCTTCATCTACAGCAAAAGCTTTGTAGCTAATACATATATTTTCTCCATCAGGAACATTGGTTTGTATCCAATTTGGATTAACAATGTATGAATAAGGTAAATCTTTTGATGCATCTTCATTTACACAATGAGTACAGTGAAGGTCATAATTAAATGTTTGGGAACCGTAAGGTAACCAATTACCGTCATGTGCTACTGATTTTATTAAGTATAAATTACAAGGAATTTCTACTCTACCATTTTCAACGGCATGAACAGCATCTATATCTTCCATTGCTGAAAGGATACCAATAGCTTCTAAGGCTTCACCCATCCATTCAACGGCATTACCCACTAATCCATCAGAATCTTGAGATATATAATTACGGTATCTTGAGAATACTGTTTCAACTATTGTTTTAGCAGAGACTGTTCTGTAGTTCATATTACAAATATATTAATTTATCATGGGAATTTTTAGATAATTAGTATCCTGTTCTGCTAAATAAGCCCATAATTGATTTATCATTCCAGTATTACATTTACCTCCATTTGTTCTTGATGGTTTAAATGAATATACTTTTATGTTTTTAACTTTCGTTTTACTCCAAACTATTTTAATAGCCCAGTTCCTAGTATGGTATATAAACTTATCTGATTTTAATGTACCGTCTCTCCAACCCCTTCTTGTTTTTATCCAATCTATGGGTAAGTTAGGTTTACCATTTTCTTTAATCTTTACTTTACGTTTAAACCTAACTATTTTAAAGCGACCTAAAATAGGTAACTCAAGGTAGTTTTTTTCTATTAACTCTTTAACCATTACTTGGTTTAGAGTATACCATATATCAGAATAAATAGAAAGTAATTTCTTACTTTCTAAATTATTACTGAGAAGTTCTTTCGTACATATCGTCTTTTGCATTATTCTCTAAGTCTTGTCCTAAAGATATTAAGGCTTTTAATTCAGTTCCTAATATATCTTTTGTTATCAAATCTATCATATCTCCCGGCAAAGGATATTGGTGATCATCGTTATAACACGATTGATCATCACATCTAAATCTTTTTACATCTTCTGGATTTTCAGCTATAACTCTAGCATTAATAGCATGTAGTCCTCTCATATACAATCTACCATTTAACCAATAAACTTTTTCAGTAAGTGATGGGTATTTAGTATACCCAATAAATGGAGCACGTTCAGGAAGTATTAATTCAAACCTTTTGGTTTTGTTAATTGCATTAACTTTAAATCCTAATCTATCTAAAAGTCTAAGTGGGTAAGGTAGTATTTCTTTTGTACGGTATATTGTACAACCAGTTTCAAAGTGGCAACATTCTGCAGAATCTACAGGTTCCATTTCTAGACACCCAAGATCTTGATACATCAAATCATTATCAAAGAAATTCTTTGCATAATCTTGACGTAAGTATTGTAAACGTTTATAATTAAGAATAAACTTTAACTGTGAATATGAAGGTATATCATCATCTGATAACCTACCACCACTAATTAAATTCCTCCAATTGTAAACTATTTCTTTAGCACTTGCCATTATCTAAATAACTTATTAAGTAACAACAAAAATAGCACAATTACCACTAATATCAAAATCCAAGTAAAACTACCTATTTCATTCTTAACAATAACTTGAGGTGGCATTTTAACTTGTATGGTATCATGTATGGTTACTAATTGTTTAACTTCATAAGGTAACCTAATAACTTTAGTTTTTAATTTACCTAATGAATCTAGTTCTTGGGTTACATGTGTAAAACTATCTGAAAATACAATCATTGTACTGTCAGCTATTTTCTTATACCACTCAGCATACTTAACAGATTGATCTGAAGTATCTCCTACAATCTGAATAGTTACAATAGTATCTTTGTAATAAGGTACATATTTAACTGAGCTATCAGCTAACTTAGGGTTTTTCTTTAAAGCTTTCTTCATGTGCCATTCAGAACTACATGAAACAAGTATTAGACTTAATATGATTAATAAGTATCTCATTATTTATATGGTTCGTAAACAGATTTACCATTTACTTTTTTAGCTTTTAGTATTTGTTTTCTATTACCTGTAGCCTTGTAACTAACATGTACCCAGTCAGGATTTTCAGCAGTTCCAAATTCCCAGATTAATTGATCCCAATCTAAATTTTCACGAATATAGTTAAATAGTTTCTTATTATCAGCAGCTGTGTCAATATCCATAGCTTCACCTTTTGAGTGTTGACTAGTTAAACTACTTCCAGGGATAGCTAAATTTAAAGCTTTACTTCTGTAAAATGAATTTATTTTAATTGGTTTACCGTACCACTCACGGATTGGTTCAAATACTTTTTCAGCCAATAGCTTCATACTAACTAAATGTTCAGCCGTAGGACTATTATCAATCTTTTTAGCTTCTCCTGTTGATGAATAGGTAGCTTCTTTCAATGTAATATGTTTTGATATGTTACTCATTTGGTGTGTTATTATCTTTTTTGTTTAACCATTTATCTACTGAGGCAATACCAAAACTGCCTAAAATTATTACCATAAATCCATCAAATATAAATTCATTAATTACTAATGGGTTTCCAAAATACCCAGTAACCAAATCAACTGCTAATGCTACTACTAGCATAAAGAATGCAATAAAACCAACTACAGCTTTTTCGTTGATGGTATTTTTGTCGTCAAATAATTGTTTAAAGAATTTCATAGTATACGTTTTGTTAAAATTAAATGCCCATAAATAAAGGTATCTGTACCTCCAACATTGTCTATATTTGTTAGTCCGTATCTTACGTTAATCTCTAATGCAGTTGATGCTGTAAAGTATGATTTAATACCAGCTCCAACTACCAATGACTTATCTGTTAAGCCGAATACGTTTAATCCTACACTTACAGTAGGTATCATGCCTACTCTGATGCTGTACATATTAGGAGCAATATTGTAGTCTACAAGTACTGTACCTATTATAAGTTGTTTACTTAATGGACCAGCTGCTATTTGTGTACCTATTACCTCAAATCTTGAAGTTAGATGTTTATGAAAATTATATTTTAATACTCCGGCACCTGATGGTATATAATACTTACCGTCAGCAATTGTATTGAAAGGTCTAAAATTACCAAAGTAAGTTGATGCACCTGCACCTACTCCTATTTCAATATTACCTTTAAATGGAGTTTCAATTTGTGCAACTAATAATTGTTTTATTTCAGCAAATGCAGGAAGCACTTGTTGATAGTAAGTTATACTATCTTTAATTTTATGGATACTATCTTGTTGTATTAAATATTTAACACTTACTAGATTTAAACTATCTTGAGATTTTAATTTAGCAATGTTTTGTTTTTGAATTACAAAGGTATCATTTACTCCTTTAGCTTGTTCAAGTGTAAATAAAACTACTTTTTGCCCTTCAATTGTTTTAATTACTTGGGAATAAGTCAAACTGCTCACCAGTGTCAGCAGCGTTAGTATTAATAGTTTCTTTAACATTTTGAAGTTGAGTTTTAGTTTCTGTTAGTGTTGTTTGTAGATCTTCTTTATCTTTTTCTAACGATACTACTTTCTCTTTTACTTCTGTAATCATCTTTGTTTGTTGCTTTTCAGCTTTAACACATACTGTAGATGCTTTCTTAAATGTGTTATTAGTCTTTGCAAGTAATGAATCTACTGATGAATCATACTCCAATTCTCTATTGGGTTCTGATAATGATACTGCTAATATTGTTATTATTGACAATAATAAATATTTCATTATTTGATAGCCCCCATTTGAGTTAATACTTCTAGTCTTGTCGTGACAGCTACTAATGCACTATCAGAACGTTTTAATGCTGAACTTAACAAATCAACTTTTTGTTCAAGCACAATTATCTTCTGCTCGTGTTTAGTTATTTGACTTGTATAGTTAATCTTATTATCTACGTACAAGTATGCAATAGCACAAAGAACCATAAACATGGTAGCCTTGTACGGGTCTTTACTAAATGTTTTGAAACTAATTGGTAGAGTCATTTTGAATAACAGATTTATCGTTTAAAAAATCAATTACCATTTTAGGTTCTAAGTTTGTAAACTTAACGGCAAGCATTAGCAGTATAAATGCTAACACTTTCCAACCATGTTTTTTTGTGAGTTCTAATGCAACTTGTTTCATAGATATTAGCCTTGACGATTATACGGTTTTTTGTTTTCGTGTTTGTTTAATTTCTTTTTAGCCATACCTTTCTTCTTAGTACCAAAAGGTGACGATTTAAAATTCTGTTTAGTAGCTACTTTTGCCATAGTTTAATGGAGAAATAATAGAGGTTAACCCTCTACTATTTCTAATTTGTTTTCATCATAAGCAGTAATCTTCTCAGGTAACCCCTGGATTAAAGCTGCTGTAAATTTAAATGGTAATTCTACCAAAGCATTTTGAATTAATGCTAATTCTTCTCCTGTAAGTACTACGTTGTACTTTTTTCCTTGTTCTATTTGCATATGATTTATTAATTAAATTTCAATTGTAATTGTTAAACTTGGATTTAAAGCTTCTAAAACTGCTTTAAAATCTACATGCAAAGTTAATAAAATATCTAACTTTTCACCAACAAAATATGATTGATCGTATTCTGTTATTAAACAATTAGTTACCTCAGCACCTGATTCATCTTCTAATGTTAACCAGCCACTAACTTTACCCAATGCAGGTGTTGTAAATTTAACTACACCTTGTTTTACTTTTTTAGGGGTTTGTAAGTCTTCACTTAGAGTTACAAACGATTTTTCACTTATTATTATCATTTTATTTTAATTATTAATATTATAATGCTGTTGCTAAAACTTTATATGCTGTACCATCTAAATCATAAAGAACTATGTAACCACTAGCCATTACAGCTGGTTCACTTGTAAAATTAGTTTCAGTTCTTAATTTACCTTGTATAAAAGTAAAATCACTATCATCAGCTAATCTTGCTTCTAATGCAATTGTATTTCTTTTTAATGACGGGAAACTACTTGTATTACCTCCAAAATTAAGTCTATTAAAATCAGTATTATTATTATTACGTAATAAAATAATACCATCTCCAGAAGTTGCTATACCTCCTCTATTTGTCCAGAAATAACCTCTTGTTGCAGCTACGTTTACAACATCAGAAACGTCAACACTACCTGTAAATGTATGAGCAGTACCTGTTGAGTTAATAATATATGATGCCCCACCAGCACTGGTTTCAAACCTAGCTATTGGATTAGTACCATCACCTCTAACGTGTAATCTTGCAAAGTTTACTGCATTACTACCTATTGTCCAACTATTAACTGTATAAAGAACACTTCCAACAGTAGCAACATAATAATTTGATGTAACACCTAAGTTTTGATGTACAGTTATACCATTATTATTTAAAGTTACGGAAACATAAGCATTATCAGTTCTTGTTATTTGTAACCCTGAATTAGCTGTAGGTGTATACCTAAGCCTTGATTGCCCACCAACCTGTAAATCCATCAAGTTGTGAGTAGTACCAGTTATAGACGTTTCAGTTGCATTAAGTTTAATACCTGTAACAATACTACCACTTGTAGTTCCTGTATTATTAATAGTATAATTAGCATTAAATAACGAAAGCTTATTACTACCTGACGCATTTGCAAATGTAATATCTGAATCATAAGCTCTAAAATCAGCAGCTGCTGTAAGTGTAGGAGCTACGTAAAGTCCTCTTGTGATACCATTAGCTCCACCTGTTTGGTTAATAGTTGGTCTAACATTTACTCCATTAAATACACCTGTATTAGCGTTTGCATTAAATGTTGAAACTAAATTTATTTCATTAATGTTACTACTTACAGCTCCTGTTAACGTGTAGGTTTGATTAAAATATATTTTATTCCAACTTCCATTAGATGAAAAAGCAGTTGTACCAAAATTAAATCTAAACCCTTCAAATGTAGAAGCCATTTGAGTAGAAGTAAACGTACTGCTGTTACTTCTAAAGTTTACATTCATATTTGTAGAAGCTGCTCCAATATCAAATTGTATAACATTAAATTCATAAACGGAAGCTCCAGCAGGAGTTTCTAATCTTACGTAAGGGTTAGTTCCATCTCCACGTACATGTAATCTTGCGGTTGACGTTACAGCTACACTACCTACAAATAAATTACCTAAATTTCTAGTTTCGTTAGTAGCTAAATTTATTTGAAATCTACTTGTAGAATTAAGTATATAATAATACCCACCTTGTATTCCTACTAATTGTGTTGTTGAGCTATTATAGCCAACCCAACTACCTGATGTTAATAAACCTATACCATTTATAGAATGCTGAACTTGTAAAGCTAAAGTACCTGCATTATCTTCAAAACGTGCTATTGGGCTAAGTGCATCTCCACGTACTTGTAATGGAGCAGAAGGAGTATAGTTTGTAGTTAATCCACCTATTGCAACTCTACCTAAGTTACCCCATACATTCATTGCTATGTTTGTACCAGCCGCATTTCTGTAAATGGTTTCAATAGCATTAAATTGTAATCCCGTAGTACTTACTTGTAAAGGCAAGTTATTGCCATCACCATCAGTTAAATATTGTAATGTACCTGATAGGTTTTGGTTTATAGTGCTACCTAAAGTTATAATTCCTTTATAGTTTAAACCTATGTCTTGGTTGAATATACTTGCCATTTTATTTTAATTTTTTATTTTATATTTTATACGTTACGGCCTAAACTTGTTTGGAAAGCTTGAACTAATGTATTTAGTGAAGTAACTTCTGCGTCTGATAATCCTTGACCTATTGAAGCAAATGCACATTCTTTATCAGTATAAAAACTTGCAGGTGTACTATTTAATGCCCCAATATAAACACTTCTGGTTGATTGAGCTGAATTTAATGTAGCTCCTGTATTACTAGCAAGTAAAATGTTATTTTTAAACATTTTTATATTTGCCCCAGTTTGACTACCTAAGAAAAAACCTCGTGAATCTGTAACCGAACCAGTTGCTGCTCTAAATGTTGTAGAAGACGGGTAATCGGCTATCATTAAACTTGAATTGTTGTCACGTCTAATTATCATACCAGTATTCCCAACACCATCAAATGACCCCATAACATATTCAGCTGCTTTAGCCGTATTACTTCTTGAATAATAGCTAAAATGGTTAAATGTTGTAGTGTTAAATTCTGTAGAACAAACTAAGAATGTATCAGCAAACGCATTAGTACCATTAGGCGTTGCTCCCGTACTTGAATGTATCCAAGTTCCACTAAATGCCAATCTAAATGCTGCATCTAAATCACGAGGGTCTTTAAGATTAAACTTATGTGAATATTCTGTACCACCCACCATAGGGTAAACTGCTGGCGTTTTAGTCCACAACCCTTGTGCTTTCATGCCTATTACTAAGGTATTAACAGCATCTGCTTGTGGTTGACTTGTTATACTTGCAGCATCAACAAATGCTTGAGCATTAGGGTCACTTACAATTACAGGTGTGTAAATACCATAGTAACTATTAGTTAAATCTGTTAATGTTGTTCTTTGAGTTGATAAGTTTGCATTCCAAATAATTAAACGTTGTAAACTTCCAACAATTCCAAAACCACCAGCTCCATTAGAACCCCACTGTAAATTAAATGTTGCATTAGATGTAACAGGAGTTCCATTAAGAGTGTTATTTGCATTTGCTGTACTATTGTTAACCCAATTAATTGCTCTATTAGCTAATGTTGCATTATCAGCATCAAATTGAAAATTAAGAATTGCTATTTGATTTGCAGTCATTACATTACTTACTAATGTTGCTGCTGGCTGTGGATTTGAGCCTTTCCAAATAGCTTGGTATGTTGCATTATTATTGGGACTATTATCTGCAAAACCAACAGCAAAGCCTGTATTTGCACCTGAGCCACCAAAGTTACCAACTATCCCGTAGAATGCCGCAGGGTCTGCAACATTTCCACATCTTTGAACACTTGTAATCCATCCATCTCCTCCATTGTGCAAGAAATTAAACATTGCTGTACTTGCGGCAACTTCATAGAATTGTGTGCCTGTTGATCTCATTGCTGCCCGTGGAACTGCTCCACTACCTGCACCTGTGTCTGTTAATAATACACCACTTGCAATAATCTGCATTTGTGCTGATTGTGTACTTTGTGTAAAATTTCTACCATTACCTGATTGGTCGTAGATAGTAACTACAAATCCATTTTGTGTACCACCACCTGCATTTACCCATGTTGTAATTGCACTCCAATCAACATAACCATTTGAAGCTACACCATAGTTAGCTTCTGCATTATCTCCGCTACGTCTTACTCGTACTATTTGAGTTGAGTAGTTTGCATAGCTTGAGTTCAACACCATGTTTATGTCGTAAGCTGCTGCACTAGCACTACCACTTTTCTGGATAATAGTATCTATTATTGTTACAGTATTACTTGTAGGAGCAACTGCTGTACCTGCACTATTTATTGCAGACACTACACAACTTATACTACCACCCACATCAGATTGTAATACCGTATAACTAATACTACTATTTGAAGTAGCTAATGATGTTAATAAGGTAGCACCTCTGTATATATCGTATTTTAAAATATAAGGAACAGCACTCCAAGTACCACCATTAATAGTTAATGTTTGGCCAACTATTGCAGCACCTGTTATTGTTGGTGCAGTTAAATTAGCAGGAGCTGTTGTAGATTCAGGTACACCCCAAAGTTTACCAGGAGTAGAAGTACCCCAATTAGTACCTGTAATAGTTCCCCATATCCAAGATAGGATAGGAGGAGGAGTACTACCAGATTTTTTAATGGCTAATACTATAGGTCTACCATATTTTATAATGATTTGAATCATTAAATTTCGTATCTGTAAGTTACAACTAAATCTATAGTGTCATCTGCTGCTTTAACCCAAACAGCACTTAAATCTGCAATATTGTTAAAAGGAAATACGGCACCATCAGGTAATGCTAAGTAAGTTGCACCAGCATCAGTTGATACCAATAGTGTTTGACCTATTGTATTAGAAATATATACTAATTGTGCAGGTACTGATGTTTCAGATAATGGAGTAAAAGTTTCAAGTGTTCCTACACTACCGTTATATCCTCTACGAGTATAAAACCCAACTAACGAGGTTATTAAAGCTTCTAAATTAGTTAATCCCATTTTATTATTTATTTATTACAAATATAATTAAACTTTTGCTATTATGTCCCAACGAGTACTAGATAAATTATATCTATACGTAACACTTTGATAATCAGCTGTAAATGTAAAAGGTTCTAAAGTGTCACCACCCATAGGTTCAACAACCATAACTACATCTGGAGCAGTGCCTTTAGCATTAATAGCTTTTATTATAGCAATATAACCATCAGGTATAGGCAAATCAAAATTGTAAGGTAATTTTATACTATGTGTTCCAGATGTACCCCCATAATTAAATCTCATAACATTAAAAGGGTAGGTAATTGAAAAAAATACAGTACCTGTAGTAAAAGTATTAGTAGCGGCTTTAGTAATTGCTAACCCATCTACTTGAGTATAAGCTGTAGCTTGTATTACAATTGTACCTGTAGAATCGTATGTGTTTGATAATGTTAATCTGTTAGCTCCTGTACTAGCTCTAGGTGTATTCCAACTTAATCCTACTTGACCAATTGAAGTATCTACACCATCTATAATACCAAATAAATAACCTAACGATTGTCCTGATTCAGCAGTACCTGCATTATTAAATGCTTTAAGTTTAAAATACATTGCAGCGTCACCATCAGTATCAGTTTGTTCACAAACTAACATTGGCATTATAGTATTTTGCAGTTTATATTCTAATAAAGCAGAACCAGCTATTGCATCTGTATCTAAAAATTCTAATTTACTATCTGTAAGTTTTAATTTAAATAAAGTATTATCCCAAAAGAATTTAGTATTATTTTCAGTTAATCCAGTACCGTTTCCGAAAGGAACACTACCTATTGTAAATGAAGGTGTGTTAAAAGTATGAGTATTTCCAGATGAAACAATACTATATGAAGTACCTGTTGATCCTAAAGCAAAATATTGTGTATTATCTGTTAAACCATTTAATGCAGATATACCACCAGCAAAAGTTGTAATAATTTGACACAAATGACTATTTTCTGTATGTAATGTTGCAGTTCTACCTCCTGAATTATCTACTATATAAACTCTAATAGCTAATCTATCTGTAGCTAATAACGTAGTTGTTGGTACTGCTAATGACGTTAAATACAAATCAATACTTGTACCACCTGTAATAGTTTCTGGAACAGCCGAACTATCTGCAATAGTAGTAAATGTAGTACCGTTATATTTTAAAAGTTCTACATAAAATTTAGTAGCACCTCCAGAAGATGACATACTAAACCACGTTTCTATATTCCAAGCACCACCCGGTATTTCTAATCTATTTGGATTTGCAACATCAGTTAAAAACTGAGCAATTAACCCATTTCCTAATAAAGGAAAATCAGTACCTAATCCTAAAACAGGATCAAAATCCATTTGTTTATATCCTGCTACAGAAGCAGTAACACTACCATTTAAATAATAATAAATAGAAGATCCTCCTTCTCCACCACCAGTAGGTAATGTTGCAAGTGTACCGTCACCTCTTATATACTGAGATGCAGTTCCTGCTGCAGTAACGGTTAATATTCCGGAACTTATTACGGGAGAGTTAGTAACTGTAAAAGCTGCTGGCATTGATAATCCAACAGATGTAACAGACCCACTACTAGTAGGAAAAACAGCTAAAGTTCCGTCACCTCTAATGTATTGAGCAGATGTACCTAATGCATTTACTACAATAGTACCATTACTTGTTAATGGGCTATTTACTACACCAAAAGCAGCCGGCATTGTTATACCTACTGAAGATAATGTACCAAATGCAGGGAATGTACCTAAACTACCATCTCCTCTTACATATTGTGATATTGTACCACTAGGTGTGTTAAACTTGTTATTAAAATTAATCCAATCTGCAGCACTAAGTATACCAGCATTTGATCCAGAAGCATAAGGTATTTGTCCAATTAATCCATCAGATAAAATTGACAAAGGTACTTTATAACCTACTCCTGTGTTTGCTGATAATCTTAAATTAGCATTTAAAAATCCTGAAGGTGCTGTTAATTGTATAGAATTTGTTGTAGCTATATTACTAATAAATTCAACACTTTGAATATAAGCTTCTAATCCAATAATGTCTCCAGGAACATGGGTATGAGCACAAGGAGTAAAACATGAAGGTTTACCTTGAATACTATTCCAAGTTACTACTGAAGGTGCAGGACATGACGGATCTGTAAAACCATTTAAGGATCCGGGGTCACATCCACAATCATTATCATTTGTTGAATTAAATTCTAACATGAGCAGTTTGCTATATTATTTATTCTATCTACTATATAATTTAATTCTTCTGTTGAAAGAAGATTTGTATCTAATTGTCCATCAATAGCCCATCTTAAAAGAAATACTTCTTTAAGTAAACACATATCAATACAAGGTACAGAATATAACCATTGTTTAGCTAATACTCCAGTTAAGTCTGTGTACAAGCCATTTAATTCACATATAATATCGTCTATCTGAGTTTGGTTATAATTAACAATTACATTCTCCACCATTGCAGTATATAGTTAAGGCTTGAATAATTTCTTGAGCTTTAGTGTATTTACCTAAATCCATATTAGGTTGTATTGACATGTACATCATTACAGCCTCATATAATTTTTCAGTAGATTTTGTTTTACAACTACAAGTTGATAGAGATAATTGAGATATTTTAAAATGTAAACACTTGTTAATGTTATATGTGTTAGCAAAGTAAGCTGTTGATTCATAACCTACTTGATATGCATGGTCACTATCAAATGCTGTATTACTATTTATTACAATAGTATTATTTGTATTAACTTGTAATACTTCGTAAATTTCAAAATCACCTAAACCTGTAATATCTATTTTAATATATTTAGCATTTGTAAATTCATTATAATTAGGTACAACTAAAATATTAGGAGCATCTCCTTGATTAATAATATTTGTTCCATTAAACCAATTATAATAAATTGATTTGTAAACAGCATCTACATAATTAACACCTATTAAAGTAGCTAAATCAAAAGATTGTGTTGTACCACCAGCTATTAATTGAGCATTAGTATTATTATAATTTGTAGAATATAACTCTTCTGTAATTACAGGTGTAGTAGAACCAGTATAAGTTAAAGTACCATTATAATTTAATATACTATAATTAGAAGTTAAAATATCTCCTATTTCTCTTAGACCTGCAGGAGTTTGACCTGCACCGTAACCTCCGGGGTTTAAAGTACCAAATACACCAGTAGTTTCCGTTAAGGTTAAATACTGGGTTGATTGATTTGGAACTGATTTATGTTTAGATATTAATGCCATTAGATTAGTTGTATACTCTTATTTCTATTGGAGTGCTAGATAATTGATAATTTTGATTATCTCCTGCATTTGATGTTGTAAGTAATAATTCATTAATATCTTGTCGATTAAATAAAAACGCTGGAACATTTGCCCCAGAATCAAAATTAACTAATGGAATAATAGATAAGTACATTTTATCTTGTGTAAATAAATCATTAGAATAAATATAATATTCACCAACATTACCATACGTAAACCAAATATTACCAATTGTATTTTCTAATACTGTTACTGTTGGAGCACCTAGGTTGTAACCAAGTACAGCCCATCCTTCATCAATATTACCCCAACTTGCAGGTGTTGTTCCTGTAGCAACAAATTTTGTTCCTATATTATTGTTTGGAGCACCAACATTAGTAAAATCTGCCAAATTAGGAGAGTTATCAATAATCTCATAAGTAACACCAATAGTTAACGGTATTGCTTCATCTCCATTTATTTCTAAAGGTTCATCCCCACCACTCTGTGTTACTAATGCAGTATACACTTTATAATTTGGTTCAGGTGCCATTAAAGTTTTAAAATCTTCTAGATTCATTGTAGTTTCATTAGTACCTACAACTAATTTTATAAGTGCATCCCTAAGATTAGGAAGTGTCTTTTCAATAAAGTTACCAAATATTGTGTTCATGTTTCAAATATACGATTTAATTATAAAACAAAAAAGGGTAAGATTTCTCTTACCCTTTAATTTATTAATTAGATTAATTATTACCAGTTTGGACTAGATAAAATTGTTGCTAAAGTAGCAAATTGATTTCCTACAGAAGAAAAAGGAACAGCAATAATTGCGTCTAAAGTTTCACCTGCTTTGTAACCTTGAGCAGTGTAATCAGTAACACTAGTACCATATTGTAAACCAATAGTATCATAAGTAGCACCACTTACAGAATAAAGAGGGAAATTATCTGGCAAGAATATACGGTTGATAAATCCTCCGTAACCAGCAGCAGTTAATTCCTTTTTAAAGATCTGTGGATAAGTACCATTACCTTCAGTGTAAGTAAATGATACAGGATTACCTATAGAAGACGTGTAATCTTTAGCTACAATTTGGTTATTTTGAACAGGAGTTCCTGACAAATTAGAACTGCAACTAACATTCATAATTTTGTTAGGCATTGGCTCTAATACATTTGAACCATTAAATGTGTTACCATATTCAGTTACACGAATACCACAATTAGAACTACCTACAGTAGCAACAAAAGCAATATTTAAACTAGTAATTGAAGCACCT